GTAAGGCACAGGACTTTGACTCCTGCATTCGCTGGTTCGAATCCAGCTAGCCCAGTGGGTGATGTTGCCAGCACACTCCGAGTGCGTTTATTAGAGAAATGCAGGCACTAATTAATATTCTAGATAAACTTAGTGTAGGGAACTGGATTGAGCCGTTTACGGCTGACTAAAAAATCCTTGGGTGGTGATAACCAAGTAAAAAACCACCGATACGCAGATATGGTGTAATGGTATCACAGTAGCTTGCTAAGCTATCCAGCAGAAATGCTGTCAAGGTTCGAATCCTTGTATCTGCGCTTCGAAAACATTTCTTAGGCTTGCGTGAGTAAGCTATTTGAAGGCTTATTATAGGTTAAGATATGTGAGTAAGTTGCTATGTGCTGAAATAGGTAGCCAGTATTGCAGTAGATTTATGAGTTGAAATCTGCAACTTAGATAACTCGTCTTAAGTGTCATGTGGAGGTGCAAATCCTCACCATAGCAATAACTTTCGGCAACAAATGCAGTAAAGCATTGTCGGAAATGGTAGAAAAAGTCCATTCAAGTGAAACAAAAGCAACAACAAAAATCACTTGCTTCACGGATGAATTGTTGCTTTATCTGTGATAGCGGATAGTAGTTTCAGTTGGAAGAACACTCACTACAGTAAGTGAGGAAGTCACAGGTTCGATTCCTGTCTATCCGATTATTAGAAAATAAGGAGATGTGCCTTAAAAAGGAATGGTGAGAAGCATGTGCGAGTTTTGCGAGGAAAAATTTCCTGTCATAACACATTATGGCAAATTTAAGATTGATAAGTTGTCAAATAAACCTGTAATTACATGCGACTTGAATAAATGTCCACCTTTTGCGGTATGTAGTAGTAAAGATATGAATGTTGAAATGGTAATGAAAATAGCTTATTGCCCTATCTGCGGTAGAAAGTTGGTGAAATAATGATGTTATATAAAATAGCACTATTTATCTATTGTTTTATTTTGATATTGGACATGCACAAGGCAAAAGATATAAAAAATATTTTAGAGAGAGGATTTATAAGTGTTGTAATGATGATTGCAATGCTTATAGCGACAATTGCACAATGAAACATCAAAAAGAATGGCACACTTGCGACAGGTGTGGTGCAGAAATAAACGAAAATGAAAGAAGTATGTTTCTAAAAAAGGTTTGCAGAATAAGCGGAATTTTGGTTAGAAAATATGACTATGAAAAAGTAGATGCTTTTGATTTATGTCCTAAGTGCAGGGAAGATTTTGAGAGGTTTATGAGGAATGAAGAAAACAAGAAGTAAAATAATCATTAAAACAAGAGCCGGCGGTTATACGAAGATTTACGCCAATGGAAAATGGCAGAAGAAAGTATGTGTCATTGATTATCATGCAGAATGCAGTAACAAAGATGGTATAAATGTTACTTGCGAATTTGATAGATTGAAAACTGATAAAAATAGTTCGGTTATCTACGATGAAGCTAAAAAAGATTTTGCAAAAGAACACATAGTTGCAAGAATTTAAGGAGCAAAGTTATGAAAATAGCAGAAATGAATAACTGCATTGAAGAAATGAGAAAATGTTACAAGTTTGAGGATGATAAAACGGAAATAAGACTTGGCAATATACCAAGTGGTGGCTACGACAGATATGTAACTGTCGGCACAAGGGACGAAAACGGAACACAGATTGAAATGACAAGGCGTGCGGATGAATTAGAACAATAATAGCTGATTATAAGCGGAAAGGAATTATTATGGCTGATTTGAAAATATTTACAGAAAATATAGAACAGGAAGCGTTAAATCAGATATATACGCTTGTTAAACAGCCAGCATTTTCGGATTGTAAGATAAGAATTATGCCAGATGTTCATGCAGGAGCAGGGTGTGTTATCGGGTTTACTGCTGATTTAGGAGAAAAAGTAATACCGAACATTGTTGGAGTTGACATAGGCTGTGGGATGCTTACTACAAACTTGGGTAATATTGATATTGATTTTGAGAGATTAGATAACATCATTAAAGAATATGTTCCAAGCGGTAGAAAAGTTCATGGAGAAGAAAACTCGTCTGTCGCAAGCGATATTATTGAAAAATTGTATTGCAAGGAACAGTTGAAAAATATAGTTTGGCTGAAAAGGAGTTGTGGCACGTTGGGAGGCGGCAATCATTTTATCGAAGTTGATAGCGATAGCAATAATAATAAATATCTTGTTATTCATTCGGGAAGCAGAAATGTCGGAAAGCAAGTTGCAGAAATATATCAGAAAATGGCGATTGACGATATTTCGGGAAAATCAAACTTTAAACAAGATAGTGAGAAATTGATTGCTGAATACAAAAAATGTAAAAGAGAAAGAGAAATCAGCAAGGCTACAAAGAATTAAAGCAGTCCTACGAAACCAATACAACTAAAATTCCTAGAGAGTTATCATATCTTGTTGGAAAACATAGAGAAATGTATTTACACGACATGAAACTATGTCAAGAGTTTGCGAAAATTAACAGAAGAGTAATTCAGAGCATTATTTGTTACTATATGGGCTGGAAAGTTACAAAAGAAACGGAACGATTTCAAACAATCCACAACTACATTGAACACGATACAAATATTGTTCGTAAAGGTGCTATTTCTGCAAAAGCGGGGGAAAAAGTACTAATACCAATAAACATGCGTGACGGTTGCATTTTGGGGATTGGCAAGGGAAATGAAGATTGGAATTATTCAGCACCGCATGGAGCAGGGCGAACAATGAGCAGGTCAAAGGCAAAAGAAAGCATTTTGCTAGAAGAGTATCAAAAAGCAATGGATGGAATATTTACAACATCTGTAAATACATCTACGATTGATGAAAGCCCTATGGCATATAAAACAATGGATGAAATAATTGGAAATATACAAGATACTGTTGAAATAGTTGACATTATTAAACCAATTTACAATTTCAAAGCAAACGAATAAAAACAATTACCGGCTAACAATAAGAGTTAGTCGCTAACCTAAAACAATTATGGGCAGAGGTCTTACAGGCACCTTTGCTGTGAAAGCGAGGTGCTTTTCTTGAAATCTGAATTAGATCAATTGATTTCAGAATGTGAAAAATACATATCCCAAAAAGGAATAGACGAAAATGTTATAAATGCATACTGTGATGTGTGCCAATTGGCTTGTAAAGACAAAGAAACAGAAACAATGTTAAAATGTACGGCTAGAGCAAAAGAACTCATAGAAACGGCTTGTAAACGCGATACACACCTATCTATGTGGGAGATAGAAAAGGTTGTTTTTGCAAATAACGGTTCTTTTGATCTTTTGGATAAATACTATGAGATTTTGTTGCTGGAAGCACAAAATAAAATAGTTGACAGCTACTTTCAGTACATTGAAAGAAAAAGAGAGCCAAAAGACAGGTTCTATATGCCGAGAAGAAAACAGTTATTAAAAATTGGACTTGTAGATGCGTTACAGGGAATGATTGACAACAAGTATGACATACTTTGCATAAGTCTCATACCTGGAGCCGGGAAGACAACGATAGAGAAATTCTTTGCTACGGCAGTAATAGGTTGGTATCCAAAGGATTTCAATTTGTTTTATTCTCATAGCGGAGATATTACAAGGATGTTCTATGACGGAACATTGGATATTGTTACAAATCCTGACGATTATACGTGGCATGAAATATTTCCAAAGCTTTTAGTAACCAGAACGGATGCAAAAATGGAACAGTTTAATGTTGGGAAATACAAGCCTTTTGCGTCCATGCAATGCACATCTGTCGGAAGCAAGAATGCAGGTAAGGTTCGTGCATCAAAGTTTCTTCTGGTTGATGATATGATAGGCGGTATCGAAGAAGCACTGAATCCTGTAATTCTTGATAAACTTTGGTCAAAATATGCGGTAGATGCCAGACAAAGAAAGATTCAGGATACTGACGGAAATAATTGTAAAGAAATACATATTGCCACAAGATGGTCCGTACATGATGTTATAGGCAGAATACAGAATATGTACGTAGGAAATCCAAGAGTTAAGGTAATTGCGGTTCCTGACATAGATCCAAAAACTGGAGAAAGCAATTTTGATTATGAGTATAGCGGATTTACAAAAGAGTTTTTTGCAGATCAGCAATTGCTCATGGATGAAATTTCCTACAAGTGCTTGTACAAACAGGAGCCAATTGAGCGTGAGGGATTATTGTTTCCGGATGATAAAATTCGAAGGTATCTCAATCTTCCACATGGTGAACCGGAAATTATTACTGCACAATGTGATACAAAAGGAAAAGGAACAGATTATTTTGTATTGCCGGTGCTTCAAAAATATGGCGATGATTATTATTGTGTTGATTGTGTTTGCGATAATACCGCAGATTATGAGGAACAGTACAGAAATGCAGCAGGCGTTATTGTAAACAATAAAGTGCAAGAATGCGAGTTTGAACGTAATGCAGGAGGAGATAGAGTTGCAATGGAAGTTAATAAACGTGTTGAATCTGTCGGATGGATATGCAATATTACAGATGTTCCAACGGAAACAAATAAAGAAGCACGTATATTTCAATGCTCTAGTTGGATTTTGCAACATGTTATATTTAAGGACCAGTCACTTTACAAACCAAACGAACCATACGGTGTTATGATGGCGTTATTAAAGCAATATTCTGTTTCCGGGAAAAAGCAACTTGATGATGTTCCGGACGTTTTTTCAAACTTTGCATTACGAGTAACACAAGGGAATAGAGTTGCAAGAGTGGAAGCAGCGGTTAATCCGTTTAGGAGGTATTAAGCTATGACAACAAAGGAATATCTAAATCAGATTGAACGTCTGGATAAAATGATTACAAATAAACTTTCTGAAATTTACCAACTTAAAATAATGGCTTGTAGTATAACTGTATCCGGAAACAGTGAAAGGGTGCAGACTTCCGGTAATCAGGATAAGCTTGGGTCAACAATTGCAAAGATTGTAGACTTGGAAAGAGAAACAGATGAATTAGTTGATTCATTGGTTGATAAAAGAAAAGAAATATTAAGACAAATTGACAACATGAAAAATATAGACCACTATGATGTATTACATAAACATTATGTCGAAAGAAGAACGTTCCAAGACATAGCAGATTCCGAAAACTGGAGCATACGACAGGTTTTTAACATTCACGGAAGAGCATTACAGGAATTTGAAAAAATGTATGGAGATACATATTTGCATAAAAATTCATAAAATTTCACATTGATGTTAAAAAGTTGACATGATAAACTGACAATCAGAAGAAGTATCAGAAATGAACTTCATTCTAATCCAAAACAATAAGTTAACAAACCCTCTCATCAAGGCACCATATCAAATATGGTGCTTTTGATATTTTAAAGGAAAATGAAGATGGAAAAAACAATATACTGTCCTATTTGTAAACGAAAAGTTGGCGATTATGATGGGAAAGCAACAATAAATCAGATGTACAGATGCAAGAAGTGTAATAAGAAAATTGTTTATTACACTGATACAGGAGAAACAAAAGCAAAATCCTTACCAATTAGAGCTACAAGCAGTGGAGTGACATTTATATGAATAAGAGAAGTTTTAACGATCTTGTTAGAGGTTGTTATGGTAGAAAAATTGCATACACGAATGTAGATACAATAACTGCTAACAATGTTGTTAAGGTTATTGGGAGTACTATAGGTGTATTTAATTGGAATAAGCCAGTCATCAAGTATCTGTGGCATTACTACAAGGGCGACCAACCAATATTGTACAGGCATAAGCTAACCAATGAAGATATTACAAACAAGATTGTTGAAAATCACGCATACGAAATTGTTCAGTTTAAGGTAGGGCAGACGTATGGCGAACCAATCCAGTTTATTAGCCGCAAAGATGATGAAGCTATCAATAAAGCTGTTGACATACTTAATGATTTTATGGCGGATGCCAATAAACAGGAAAAAGATATTAAAGCTGGAGAGTGGCAGTCAGCAACAGGTACATCATTTAAAGCAGTCCAACCTAAAAATGGAGATGTGCCATTCAGAATTGTGGCACCTACGCCAATGAATACTTACGTTGTTTACAATGAAAGCACAGAAGAGCCTATGCTTGTTGTGCAGGAACTTAAAGACAAGGACGGAAATTGGTATAAAATGGCATTTTCCGACACTATGTCTTTTAGAATTGTTGACAGCAAAGTAGTTGAAGCAAAACTACATACATATGGCGAAATTCCTATTGTTGAGTTCCCTAATAACCACGAAAGAATATCTGATATTGAGCTTGTCATAGGTATGTTGGATGCTATTAATAATATGCAGTCTAACAGAATGGATAGCATACAGCAATTTGTTGAGTATTGGGTTAAGTTTGTTAATTGTGAAGTTGACACAGAAACATTTGAAAAAATGAAAATGAACCACGCCCTTACGGTTAAATCTATCAATAAAGACAACAAGTCAGACGTTGAGATTATGACACAGGAGTTGAATCAGACGCAATGTCAAGTTGCTAAGGAAGATTTATGGGATAACACATTATCAATATTGGCAATTCCTAACAAACAAGGTAATACCGGCGGAGATACACAGGGAGCAGTTGAATTAAGAAATGGTTGGGACTTTTCTAAAACAAGAGCAAAGTTGAAAGATCCTATTGTTAAATCGTGCGAAAAGCGATTAGCCGTGGCAGTTCTTAATATTCTAAGACTTGCGGGACAAGATTTAAAGTTGTCAGTCAGAGATTTTGATGTACAGATAAATCACAGCCCACAAGATAATATGTACACCAAGGCACAGACGTTGCTCTTGCTTTTACAAGCTGGCATACATCCGCTTGTTGCAATTAAGACAGTTGGGTTATGGGGCGATTCTGAAAAAACATATGTATTATCTAAGCCATATTTAGATAATCTATACAAAACCATTAAAGATGTAGAAGAACAAGAAAAGAAAGCACGAGAGATAGTTAATCAGTTTAATAATCATCAAAATAAGGCAGTTATCGAATAATCGGTAGCTGCTTTTATTTTATACATTTTGCAGCTATGCGGTAAATAGCAGAAGACACAGCAGGAGCGACCTGCGGTAACAAAAGCGTGTGTTTAACGGAGGTAATTATGACAAGAGAAGATGTATTAAAACTTTTTCCAGAAGCAACAGACGAACAGATTACCAATCTTCTTAATCAGAACAATTCAGAAGTTGCAAAGGAAAAAAACAAGGTAAGCCAGTACAAGGCTAAGGCTGACACAGCAGATGGCTTACAGAAGCAGCTTGATGAAATACAGGCTGGCAATCTGACAGAGCTTGAAAAGGCAAATAAAGCCCTAGATACAGCTAATCAGCAGATAGCTGATTTACAGAAATCTAACGCTATCAGAGACCAGAGGGAAGCAGCTATGACTAATTTTAAGATTACTGCTGAACAGGCAAAGACAGTTGTTAAAGATGATGGAAGCCTTGATTACACCGAACTTGGCAAGATTATGTCCGAAAAAGAAACAGCTGCGGCACAGGCTAAGGAACAGGAGATTGCTAAAAATCAAGATATTCCGGGCGGTGGCAGCAATAGAGGTGGTGCAGACAATAAGACAAATGCTGAAAAAATAGCAGAAAGCCTTATATCTAATGCACCTAAGAACAATGACGTTTTATCACATTACATTCAGTAATAACAGGAGGTAAAAAAATGGCAAAAGAAATGAATATGCAGTATGAAAAGACTTCATATGCAGGAGATGTTCAGATTTTAAAGAGAGAGCCTAATGAAGCGATCCCATTAACGCTTGATTTTTCAGCGGTAACAGAAAAGGATGCGAATGGAAAGAAGATTGTAAAGGCTGGTACACCTGTAAACAAGTCAGGTGTGGCTGATAATACAGCAACAGCAATCGGAATCTTAAGATTTGATGTAACAGAAGACAGACCACAGGGAGTAGCACTTAAAAAGGCGTATCTTAATACAAAGGTAGCGGAAGCACATTCCGGCGTTACATACGCAGAAGCAGTTAAGACAGCTCTTCCAATGATTGTATTTGAATAATAACAGGAGGTAAACAGATGTTAATTAATGAAGTATTAGACAGTAAGTCTATTGCATTATCGGCAACAGAAAACGCTAGTAATCAGATACCTTATCTTGGTTTACAGTGGTTTCCAGAAAGAAAGAAACAGGGGCTTGATTTAAGCTGGATTAAGACACATAAAGGACTTCCAGTATCACTTGCGCCATCCAACTTTGACACAATTCCAACTCTTAGAGCTAGAGGTGGATTAAGCAAGGAAAAAACACAGATGGCATTTTTCCGTGAGGGAATGACAGTCGGTGAAGAGGAAATGCTTGAAATCGAGCGTATTCAGTCAGCGGACGACCCTTATCTTGCAAGTGCTTTATCAAGCGCATATGACGATACTAATAATCTTGTAAGTGGTGCAGAGGTTGTACCAGAACGTATGAGAATGTCACTTCTTTCTACAAATGCAGGTCATCCGGTAATTGCTATTGTAAGTGATGGCGTTCAGTATGCTTACGATTACGATAAGGATGGCTCATACGCAAAAGACCATTACGCAAAGTTATCCGGCACAAGTATGTGGAGCGATACAACTAATTCAAAGCCACTTACAGACCTTAACAATGCAAGAAAGAAGTTGCAGAAGCAAGGCAAGATTGCTAGATATGTGCTGATGAACAGCAATACATTTCAGTATTTGCTTGATAATGCACAGATAAGAAACTCAATCCTTGCACAGAACCTTACAGCAACCATTGAGGTTGATGATGATACTGTTGTTTCAGTAGTGAAGAAGAGAACAAAGCTCACTATCGTACTTTACGATAAGATGTACATTGATGATGATGGCAAGGAGCAGTACTTCTACCCGGATAACAAGGTTACACTTCTTCCAGAAGGTACTCTTGGCAGTACTTGGTTTGGCACTACACCGGAAGAAAGAACAGCAAGACAGGTAGCCGATGTAGATGTAACAGTATATGGTGTAGGTATCACAGTTGCTACAAAGACAGAGTACGGACCACCTATGAAGATGTCAACATTTGCTTCCGAGGTTGTTCTTCCATCATATGAGAATATGGATAGCACATTCGTATATGAGGTTCATAGCGAAGAGTAGGGGGTGCAACTATGAAATATCCATATATAGTGATTCATAATGGCAAATGGTATAGCGCAGGCGAAGAAGTCCCGGAAAATAACAATTCCGGGACTTCTTTTGACTATAGAAAGACAACCATTAATCGTATGTCTACATCTGATTTACAGGCTTTTGCCACAGAACAAGGCATAGACAATGCAGAAGAACTTACAGGAGCAGAGTTAAAGAAACTGTTGATTGAGAAATTTGGATTATAGGAGATCACATGTATACAACCTTAGAACAAGTTAAGATTAGATTAGGTCAATTTCATATTGAACAGTCAGAAGATGGTTCGGACAAGGTTGTATTTGACCATCCGGAAGAAAATCCACTGATTGAACAATTAATAGAACAAGCCACGCAAGATGTAATAAGCAAACGGATATACCCGGAAAGTTATACACAGGAGCAAATAGATAATGATTTGAAAAAGCTGAATAGCGTCGTTGTCAACCTTGCAGTGTATGACCATTCACAGGCAGGAGAATCTTATATGCAATCGTATTCAGAAAACGGAATAAGCCGAAACTGGAAAGACCGTGACGATTTGTTTGTTGGGGTATATCCATTTGTAAAGATGTTATAGAAGATTGTGCGTTGCCATTATGGTAGCAGGCGGCACACTTTAAGGGTGGTGGGCGGTGTGCCATTATTAAACTTGAAAGGCGGTATATAAATGCCAATAGCAGTAATTATAAGCATTATTTCAGTTGCTTTTTCCGTCTTTTTCGGACTGTTTACTTTGTTCTTTAACTTAAAGAACAATAAGAAGTCCGACAATTCAGAACTTGCAGAACGTGTACGAGAAAATACACGAATAAATATGAAGCTTGATACAATATCTAGCAATACAACAGAGATTAAGAATGAAGTAACAGAAATGAGAAAAGAGCTTAATTCTCATGACAATCGTATTGTAAAAGTTGAAGAGAGTGTAAAGTCAGCGCACCACCGTATAGACGGATTGGAAACGCGACTTAATGAAGATAAGGAGGTGTAGCAAATGGAGATTATGCAGACATTAATTGCAAACATGACGATTATATTGGCAGTTATCGGGGCATTAGCCTTTATAGTATCTGTTATTACACAGGTGATTAAAGGAATTGGAATATTCAACAAAGTGCCTACGGACGTTTTGGTATTCGTACTTTCAATCGGAATTACTGTTATTGCATTTATCGCATATATGCAGTATATCCAGATGGCCATATTGTGGTATATGATTCTTGCTTCCGTTATTGCAGGATTTGTTGTTGCGTTTGTTGCAATGTATGGATGGGAAAAGTTATCTGAGTTATGGAAACGTTTTGGCAAGGATGTGAAGTAATATGCTTCGCATTAATAAGCAAAAAATGAAGTATTCATTGCAGGGTAAAAGAATAGAAGTATACGAAAGAGATCAAGATGGAAACATTAAGTTTTATGAATCTGATAGCGGAGAAAAAATACCGCTTATAAAGAAAGAGGTTGTCGGTTTTAGTGAGCCAACAATTTTTTATGCCAACATAAGCAATAAATTGTCAGAGGTTCTGGCAAAACAGTTTGGCATAGACGATTCAACAAACTATGCACAGATCATTACCGACAAAGGGGATTTACCGATTAAAGCCGGTGATCTGATATGGAAAAAATCGGATGTTAAGTATGATGAAGACGGTATTGTTGATTCAACGTCTGCTGATTATACCGTCATGGGTGTTGCAGATGAAGGGTTAACAGTGGATTTGTTTTTGCTTAAGCGGAATGTTATTGATTCGGAGCAGGTGAGTTAAGATGCCAGAAACAATTAATCTTGATTGCCTATCTAAAAGCAGTGTAAAACGTGCCATAAGGCAATTAAAGGCATACAAAAGCGAATTAACGTATAAATGTCAGAAACTTGCGGAAAGCCTTGCAGAAAAAGGCGTAGAAATCGCCAGGGTGGAAGTCGCTGAATTGGATGCAATATTTACAGGAGAACTTGCAGAAAGCATTCATTCAGAATATGAAGGGTCTGTTGAAGGCGGTGGTGTATGGGCGGTAATAGCAGATTCCGAACATGCAATATTTGTTGAATTAGGGACCGGCATTGTTGGAAAAGAATCACCATATATCGGAGACTTCCCGGCTGATGTGTCATGGAATTACGCAAGCGGAAACACAATATTCAAAACAAAGGATGGCAGATATGGATGGTTTTATCCGGGTGATGATGGGAAATGGTATTTTACAGAAGGAATGCCATCAAGGCCTTTTATGTATAACACTGCCAATGAATTAAAAGAACTGATTGTTGAGACGGCAGAAGAGGTGTTTAAGTATGGATAATATGTGGGCGTATGACATTGAAATGTCAGTTTATTCAATTGTTAAAGCAATAGCACAACCGAAGCTGATTGAAAAATATCCAAAGATATACTTCACGCAAAAAAGCAAGTCAACAAAAACACCAACATTTCCAACGGTATATATTCATCTTCTTCCGCCAACGGAAGAGGGAAAAACGATTGACGGTCAATCAATAAACGCATTGTCGGTAATGTTTCAAGTAGATGTAATAACTAACAAAGACGAATCAGAAGCAAGATATGTAATGTCCGTAGTTTCAGAAGTATTCAAGAAATTACGGTTTGGAATTAAAGGATTTCCATCACTGGAATTTGGAGATACAAACAAAAGCACCGCAAGGTTTCAAAGAATTATAGGTGCGAATGAAAAGTTAGTGTAAATAAAAGTTTAAGAGAGCCAAAAGGCTCTTATTTTTTTACAGGAGGTAGAAAACATGGTAGCAGGTATTAGTACACTCGGTATCACTTTAGGATATGGAGTAGAAGAAACGGCCGGAACAAAGCCGACAACTTTTAACCAGTTAAATCGTATTAATGCAATTGGTGGAATTACAATTGACCCGGAACAGATTGATGCATCTGCATTGGAAGACGATGTTACACGTTACGTTAAGGGACGTGCAGATACAGGTGGAACATGGACGGTAACAGTAAACTACACTGATGAAACAGCCAAGGAGTGGGAAGACCTTATTACTGCATACAAGGCATTGACTGGCGGAAAGAGAATGTGGTTTGAGGTTATTTCAAAAGACCTTACAAAAGGATTCTTTGTTATTGCACAGCCACCGGAAAGTATTCCTATGCCGGAAGTCGGCCAGAATGAGCTTTTGACTATCGAGATGAACTTGACTATTGAAGAGTACAAGGGAACCGATACAAAGATTGCACTGACACCGGGGGAATAAATAGCCAGTCCGTTAAGGACAATAGCAAGGCTGTTGCGACTGGCTATAATGAAGAAACAGCCGAGCCAGAACTTTATTAACCAAGTAAGAAAGGGCGGTCTTCGGACTGCCCCTTTCCTATACATCTTGTATAGGAGGAAAGGTAAAAGGTATAAACATGAGAACATTTAAGATTAATGGGAAAACATACACTGCTAAGAAATTTGGATACAATACATTATGCGACTTAGAGGATATGGGAGTATCACTTGAAAAGATGGTTCAAAAGCCTATGTCAGCAGTAAGAGCATATTTTGCATTGCATCTTGGAAATGATCAGGGATTAGCAGGTGAAGAAATCGAAAATCATATTATTGCGGGCGGTACGTTTGAAGACCTCATTGACGTAATGAACGCAGAAATGGAAGATTCTGGTTTTTTTCGCGCACTCAACAACGAGACAACGGAAGAGAATGCAGCAGAGAATACGGAGAAAGTTGCAGAGAAGAAAAGAAATGCAAAAGCTTAAGAAAATGGATTCATGAAGAACTGTATCCAAAGGCATACAAGATGGGAATTTCATGGGAAACATTTTGGAATCTTACTTGTGCAGAATTTAATTCGATAGCCAAAGGATACTTGGAAAAGAAAAAAGAAGAAGATTACAGAGATTGGTTAAATGGACACTATATGATGTCGGCAATAGCTTGTGCATTAAATTCAAAAAACAAATATTATAAAAAGCCAATTCCTGAATTGATAGAAGAAGAGCAATCAGAAGAGAGCAGAAAGAAAAAAGCAGAATTGTTCTTTGCACAACTAAAAGTTATGCAGTCCAATTTTGAACTTAATAAGAAGAAAAACAATGGCGGTACGGACTAACGTTTGTACCGTCTTTTTTAATATTACGAAAGTAGGTGTAAGGCAATGGCGGAAACAGATAGCTTGGAGATTAAAATTAAAGCGGAAGCAGAGAAAGCGGAAGAAGCACTAGATAGACTTGCTCAAAAACTTGAAATTATAGTCTCTAAGCTTGGAAGCACCGAAAGAAAAACAAAGGATATAGGCGGAGTTAAACAGGCAAGCAAGGAATCTAAAAGTGCATTAGACGATTTGTCTAACAACGCAAAGAAAGCAATGAAGAATGTGGAAAATGCCACCAAAAAGGCAGAAGAATCATTGCAAGAAATGCAAGACAGAATCATGAAAAGTGCAAGAGAAACAGTCCAAGTAAAAGTAGATTTAAAAAGACCAGAGTTAGAAACAAAAAAATGGACCGAAAGGCTTATAACGGCTCAAAATGAGTTGAATGCGATACTGTCAAGTAGCAATGCATTATCTCAAAGCAGAGGTATTGAACGATATTCAATTAGAATTGCACAGGCAGAAAAGGCTCTTCGTTTATTATCAGATGCAGAAAATAAGAGAAATGAAAACAGAAAAAATGACTTTGCGAAACAATGGGAAGAAATACAGGAAAACCATAGCAAAAGTGAGTTAAAAGAATCAGGAAAAGACCTTCAATATTACAAAGACCAATTGAATTGGTATGATGCAAATATCACTGATTCAGAAACAAAGGGATATTATAATTTTGGACTTCTGCAGGCTTTTGAACAACTAAAAGAGAAGTTTCCAGAAGCAAAAGATACAATAAAAGATTATGAACAGCTAATAAAAGAAATTCAAGATACGATTACAGACATACCGTTTGAAGACCCATCCAAAAGTTTCAAAGAATACATGGATAAACTTGACGATGCTCAAAAACCAAAAGAAACTATAAAGCCAAGAACTTATGTATCGCCAGAATTAGAAAACGGTCAAAAATTTACGGATGATTATAAAAATCTTCAATTGCAAATAGAAAAAACGTCTGCATCTTTAGATAAATTGTTTTTGAAAAAACAAAGATTTGAAGATACTGGAGTTGATAAAGAATCTCAAAAGTACAAAGATTTAGATTGGAATATAAATCATGTAACAGAGGGGTACAATAAGCTTGTCGATTCAGCAATCGACATGGAAGAATCAGGAACAGCAATTGAAGACATGGAGCAAAAGACTTCTGGATTTTCAGATAGTTTACTAAAAGCAAGTGAAATTGGGAAAACTCTTGCAAATGTATTGAGGGGAATGGGATTCAGTCAGACTGCATCAAGAGTACAATCAGCAAGCCAAAACCTTACAAATATGGCAAGTGGAATGACAGAGGTTGCCACCACATCAGAAACGGCTGGAACTGCAATGGCTGGACTTCAAACTGCAATACCTGTGATTGGACTTGTTTTAGCCGGTGTAACCATGCTTATAAATGGATTGCGAAAAGTAGCAAACATGATAAGCACAATGGTTAGAAATGTAGTCAACTTTTTCAAGAAGATGGCTGATGGTCTTACGAACTTAATCAAAAAAATCTTCAATTTTGGAAAGTCCGGAACCAAATCATCAAATAAACTTATTCGTGGCATTCAGCGAATATTTATGGCTTTGGCAAGCAGGCTTCGTTCAATGGCAGTTACAGCAGTTACAGATAGCATGAGTGATAGTTTTGAAAATCTTCAAAAGCACTCAAAAAGACTTGAAGAACAAATGACCAAACTTAAGGTAACATTGCAACTGATCGGAGGTCAGTTTGTAGCTGCATTTGAACCTGTGCTGAATTACGTGTTGCCTGCAGTTAATGCGTTAGCAAATGGAATACTATCTGCCGTCAATGCGTTATCACAATTAATTGCAGCATTATCTGGACAAAACACATACATTAAAGCTACTGCAAACATGGACGCATTTAAGGATTCTGCAAGTGGTGCATCAAAAGCTCAAAAAGATTTGAACAAACAGTTACAGAGTTTTGATGAATTAAACAACATCACAACTAATGACGGAAGCAAAGGCGGTAGCGGAAGCGGAAATAAAGACAACAAGGGAACAAATTATGAAGATGCTGATATTCCAGAAAACATTAAGAAACTTTCAGAAAAGATAAAAGAAGCATGGAAAAACGCTGATTTTGCCGGAATAGGACGCATAATAGGAGATAATCTTGCGTCTGCACTTGATAGCATTGATTGGTCTGAAATACAGGAAAAAACAAAAAAGATTGGTAAATCATTAGGCACATTGATTACTGGATTTGTAGAAACTCCTGACCTTGCAAACAAAATCGGAAACACAATTGCACAGGCAGTTAATACCGTTTCTTATGACATCGGAGAATTTTTGAAAAATACAAATTTTGAAAGCGTAGGTAAGTTTGTAGGAGAATCAATTAAGTCTGCTTTGGATGGAATAAATTGGAGTGTGGTTATTTCTAACGGAAAATCACTTGGTGAAAGCCTTGCTGACTTTCTTAACGGATTATTTGACACCAATACATTTTCATCTGTAACAAAGACTGTTGCAAAATTGCTTAATACCGCATTTGCATTTCTCAATGGATTTGGAGATACTTTTGATTTCGAGGGATTCGCAGATTCAATTATAAGAGGTATTAACAATGGACTTAATACCCTTGATGTAGATTCGTTTAAGGATGGTGCAGAGAAAGTCGCAAAGGGACTTGGAAAAGCAATTAATAAGCTTTTTACCGACAAGGGTACATGGGCAAGAACAATTGGAACAGGAGCTGACCTTGTAAATGGACTTGTTAGTGCAATAGATGATTTTCTGTCAGAAATCGACTGGGCTTCTGTATCAGCTACCTTATTTAATTCGATAACGGTCTTTATTAAAGAAGTGGATTGGAAGAGTGTTGGAAAAACATTTGCTGACCTGTTGTGGGGAGCAATAATGACGTTTAAGACAACCGTTGATAATCCTCTTGTTTGGGCAGAACTTGCATATGCACTTAAAAACGCAATAATCGCAATGTTAAACACTCTAGGCGAAGATATAAAAAAGGTATGGACTGATTTTTGGAATAATCTTTTTGGTGAAGATGTTGATATTAAAGACAACAAAAACAAAATCAAAATTGACGTTGACAAACCGGATATAAAGTCTAAGCTTATAGAAGCATGGGGAGAAGCTTCTTCTTGGATTAAAACAAATGTTAAAGTTAATCCAACTGTAAATGTTCCAGATATAAAATCCAGAATCGTTACTGCATGGGGAAAAGCTAGGGAGTACATTAAAAAAGCGATTAAATTTACACCTGTTGTAAATATTCCGGATATAGCCAACAGATTGTGGCATGGATGGAAAACCGCTAAAGAGTGGTGGGCGAAGAATGTAAACTTTACTCCAAAAATATCACTTGAACGTGGCGATGATACAATTGCAAATAAATTGTGGCTAGCGTGGGAAGCGGCGAAATCATGGTGGAGAAGAAATGTCTCTACTTTAATACCTAATATTGGAGTGCCGGACATACTTGGAAGAATCCGGCAGGCATGGAATAATGCCATGGGATGGATTCAGCAGAATCTTATACTTAGATTCCATGTTGAATTTTCAACACCTGCAAACATCATACAACGTGCGGTTGTAAGAGCGTTCGGATTAAGCGGATGGCCTAAACTTCGGTTTTATAAAAACGGCGGATTCCCAGATATGGGTGATTTATTTGTAGCGAACGAAGCAGGCCCGGAGCTTGTAGGAACGGTAAACGGAAAGAGTGCAGTAGCGTCAAACAATGAGATTACAGGTATTCGAGATGCAATATACGATTCAAGCAGGCAGGAGCTTGCAATGCTTCGTAGACAGAATGATTTGCTCATGCAGATTGTTCAAAAAGAGTTTGGAATTACTGACAGTGATATATTTGATTCTGTAAGGCGCTCAAATCGACAGTATTACAACAGAACAGGTAACAATGCGTTATTGATTTAAGATTAAGGAGAGGATAAAACCTCTCCTTTTTATGAGGTTAAAAATATGGCATATAACGGATATTTAATTAAAGTTGGAAATTATAAAATACCACTATCCATGATAGCTGCAGAAAGCTATTCTGCAACAAATTACGGACAAGATTTGGATTCTTACAGAGATACAGATGGCGGACTGCACAGAACGGCATTAGCAAAACAGGCACCTAAAGTTGAATTTGAAACCAGAAATATGCTTGATGATCGTCAGATGAGTGAGATTATGCTGAATATCAGAAATAACTATATAGATCCAGTAGAAAAGAAAGCAAGTGTAGAAGTCTATGTGCCGGAACTAGATAAGTACGTCACAAGCGATATGTACATGGCTGATTTTAGTCCGCAGATGTACTTTGCGGATGAAAATAAAATACAATATCAATCAACAAGAATGGCATGGATAAGTTATGGGGTGAATACGTTATCATGATTAATATAAGTAATGAATTAAAAGAGTTGTACAGAAGCGGTAATGGAAGGAAGAAACTGAATATTTCTATATCCGGAAGTGAAACAAAAATAACAAACAGTAACATAGTTTCAGAAAGCATGAGTATAAAGCAATCGTTGTCCGATGATGAAAACATAAAGTTTGGCTCTTGTAATTCAACCAGTTTTGAAATTACTGTTGCTGAGATTACAGAAGATTTGATTGGTAAAGAGATACAACCAAAATTGTTAGTAGATAGTGATACAACAGAACTTTCACTAGGATTGTTTACGGTAGAATCTTCAAAGAAAGAAGTAGGAAGACCATTCAGAAAGATTACTGCATATGACAGGATGAAAAAACTATCTGTTGATGTTGGGGAATGGTATAGAAGTTTAGTGTTTCCGGTTACAGTAAAGGATTTAAGAGATGGTTTATGCGGACATGTGGGGTTGGAGCAGGTGGAAGCAACATTACCATTTGATTCAATGGAAATAAACAAAACCCTAGATGATGATGGAGCGATTAATGGATTAGATTTAATGCAGGGTATTTGTGAGCTAAACGGATGCTTTGGAAACATTTCAAGGGGTGGAAATTTTGAATACGTGTATTTATCAACTGGAGATCCAGTAGATACGTTAAACGGAATATTAAGATCATATCCGCAGTGTGAAGACTATAATACTTCTGCCATTGATGGAGTTACAATTAAGTTTACAGACAGTGATATTGTATATCAGTCTACAAGCCATACAAATCCATATATTATTACAGACAATTATCTTATTGCAGACAAAACCGAAGCGGAATTAATAAGCATTGCAAATACGATTGCAGGAAAAATTAACGGAATATCATACAGACCCGCAACTATTGAATCAGTTGGCCAGCCATATTTTGACTTAGGAGATAAGGTCTCTTTTAATGATGAATCTGGAAATTTGGATACAACTTATATATTAAAAAGAGAAATCAACGGCATACAAGCATTAACTGATTCCATAGAAGCAAGTGGAGAAGAGTATATCCAGCAGGACGTAAACAGTGTTATTGGTCAGTTGGCAAAACTTAATTCAGACAATGGAAGATTGAAAATCAAAATTGCAAAAACCGAAGAGGGACTAAAGCTAAAAGTATCCAAAGGAGAAGTAAGTTCTCAACTATCATTAGAAACAGAACAGATAACACTAACAGGAAATCGTGTAGTAATTGATTCTGACAAATGGAAGGTTGATGCAGATGGAAAACAAACATGCACTGATTTAACAATTGTTGGAGGTTCAATAAAAAGTAATGATGTCATTATTGACGGAGGCCTAAAGCTTAGATTGCCGTGGGGAATAGTTGGGAGTGCAACTGACCCTTGGGAATATATAACGGCACTAGCACTGACTGGAAATCAAGGACAAGGTACGGATAAATTAGAACTTAATTATAGAAATGATGATAATATTTTTTATTATTCAGAAAACGAAATATCAATAATTGCTGGGAAAATTTATCCGAATACTTTGCATATAAACAAGGCAACCGTAATCGAAAATGGACTTTGGGTTCATGGGTCAATGAATATTGGAGACTTAGATGCTTCAAATTTTTCTTCGACCGATATAACCAATAAGACAAACATTGAAACCGGAGCAATAACTTTGAATAAAAGATACAATTCAGCAACAATAACCTGCATTGTATCAAAAATTGCACAAGAACTTGGTACATCTGCTGGATATGCCCTTGTTGGAACGCTTCCTGACGATAGCAAGCCATTATATCGGATCATTGATTATCATAGATTTAATGGAATTTATATCGGTCAAATTGTTATAGAAACAACAGGAGAAGTCAAGATAGGATACACTAAGAAAAATGATGGAACCGCTGCTAACATGCCTGCAACAAGTATGTATTGGACATTTACTTATACAATTTAAGGAGATGATACTATGAGTAATAGTAAATTAATTAGTTATACATTGTTAAGTCCATATCATTACAACGGAAGAACGCACACAATAGACACGATTACAATTCACTGCATGGCAGGCGATTTAACTGTGGAACAGTGCGGAAATGTATTCCAAAACCGAGAAGCGTCTTCAAATTACGGAATCGGTTCTGACGGAAGAATTGCAATGTACGTTGAAGAGTGTAACGGTTCTTGGTGCAGCTCTAATAAGTCAAATGATATGAGGGCAGTTACAATTGAAGTAGCAAATGATGGCGGAGAATCTACCGGATGGCACGTATCTGAAAAGGCTATGCAGGCATTAATTGAATTGTGTACAGATATTTGTACTAGAAATGGAATTGATAGCCTTAAATGGCAAGCAGATAGGTCTCTAATAGGTCAAATAGATAAGCAGAACATGACGGTTCATAGATGGTTTGCAAATAAAGCTTGTCCTGGGGAATACTTATACAGTAAGCATTTTTATATTGCGGAAGAAGTGAATAAAAGACTACATCCGGTAGAAGAAAAGAAAGGGGATTTTTATAATATGAACGATGGTCAGAAAATAGTTTTTGTTAAAACATTGTATGCAACATACCTTGGAAGAGTGGCAGATGATGGTGGACTTAATTACTGGAAAAATAAGCTGACAGATGATGCAAGTTTGGTAGAAATTGAAAATGAATTTGCAAAGTCAGACGAAGCACGAAAGTACGCGGTAAAATGTGCATATAAAAATGTATTTAACAGAAATGCAGATAGCAAAGGCCTTGAATTTTGGACTGAATGGCTAAAATCACACTTAATTGCAGAGCTTTATGAGCAGTTTACGAAAATGAAAAAGAACGGAGCTAAGTAATATTAAAGGCAGAGGGTTTATCCTCTGCCTGTTTTTTTATTGCATATTGAATACCACAACTTCGTTTGTAAATAATTCGTTTGGCATATATTCAATTGTTATATGTTCGCTTCCTTCCGGAACTTCAAAAATTAAATGACCAGTTTTTGTTTTCCCGGTTGACAGATCAGCATCACTGAAATCACAGTCAGAAGGAAGGTTAAAGAGGTCACCAGCTTGATTATCGCCATAGAAATTAAAATCATACTGGCTTATATAAATAGGACTTTCGCTATTGTTCGTTACAGTTAATGTAACAATATAATAAACAAGTCCGTCCTGCGGATAGTCCGGATAATCATAAGGCTTAAAATCTGAAAATGTAAATTGTTCACCATAATAATCAAAAGTTTCATTAAGTTCATATATATTATCATCTGTTGCACTATCCGAGGTTTCAGAATTAGATGAATTAGATTCTGATGTTAAATCAGAAGTGCTACTTGAAGAATAGTTGGAATCTTCGTTTATTGCATCTGCAACAGAATTAATCAATGCTCCGCCAAAACTCAAAGACAATATAGATATTATGATTGCAAGGGCGGATGCAACAATGCCTGTAATACTCATTCCCTTAATTTGACCTTTTGCTAATGCGACAATTGATAAAATCAAACCGATAATACCAATAAAACCTCCGCCACAAACACTTACGAGCAATGAAATTATACCCAAAACCATTCCTGCAATTGCAAGACCTTTACCTTTTTTCTCTTCCATAATAATTCTCTCCTTATCTTATTCCCCATGTTAAATCCGGGTTCAAGAACCCAACAATGTATCCTATATTATCATCAATCTTGGTATCTGGTATTTTTATCCTAGACACCAAAGATATGTATTCGTTTTCTTTTCGTGACTTCTCGACAATATAAATGCCACCATTGCTTGTCACAACACATCTTTCACCTTTTTCTGCATTCCTGTCTGATGCAATAAGAATAATCTCACCCTCTTGATAATATGGCATATAATTTTCTGATGGTATTTTAAGACCTATATATGCTCTTATTCTTGAATAAATAGGCAAATTTGATATACACATAGGCTCAACAACATTGGTTGTCTGAATAACACCATTTTCATATCTAGGTATTAAAACCGATATATACTCATCCTTATTTGCTATATCCGAATATATTCTATTCTGATGCCTTATAAAGTATCTTATCAAGTATAAGCTATGCTCCGGAAGTCCCCTGCATATTCGTACGGATTCACGCATCTTGACATCCATTGTTGGGGAACCGACTAATTCATCTACTGTAACTCCAAATGCTTTAGCAAGTGCAATTGCAGTACCCAACATTACATCCTTAGAATCCTTGTACAGTACATTGGATATTGTTGAAACTGATAGACCAGATCTTTCAGATATATCATTCAACGTAATTCCCTTATCTTCGACATATAAATCAATATTATGCCTTAATGCGTCCATGTAGTTTTTCTCTGTGGATAATTTTGTAGATAATTTTTTTAGTTTTTCTTCTTCAATCGTATAGAATCCCCTCCCAGTGTGTATTACAATAGAATCACCGTAAGAATTACGGTATCAAGTTCTGGCGAGAGTGGTGTTGATTGGCGTTGGCACCACTCTCTATGCATCACATGGTAGCATTAAATTCTATTTTTGTCAAGTTGACAGGGGGAATTGACATTGACAAACATTTGTTCTATAATAAGACTATTGCTACCGAAGGATATTGGGAGGGTAAAATGGAAGAGTACAGAAAGAAGATTTGCAACCTTATAAACAAAACAGATGACACATGGATATTAAAACAGATATGGTTATTTGTGATAAATATGACAAAAGAGGTGAGATAATCCCCTCTTTTTAATTGCTTAATAACTTCTTTGCTATTTCTTCCAAGTGTTCCCAGTCTTTTGAATCAAGCTTAATTAATGCATCAATAAACTTCTTCTTAAAGTTATCATCATCAAGCATCATAACTTCATTTGCAAAAGCACCGATTTCTTGATTTCTAGTCCTTGAATTAAACATTTCACCGTTTCCGGTACGCAACCACTCTTCATTGATATTACATTTTTGACAAATCAACTGTACAACTGCATCTGATGGCATTCTGCGTCCTGCTTCATAACTTGACAGATTTGATTTTGATATTCCTAAAAATTCTGCAAAATCGTCTTGCGTCTTCCAAGCTTGGTTGGTTTTTCTTATTTCTTTTAATCTATCCTTCATTAGTCACACCTCCTTTACAAAACATATTATAAATGAAAAGTAGAAAAAAATCAACAATATAATTGTACAAAGTACAAAAATAACGCTTGACATATTATGTACTATGTAATATATTAAGAATGTACAAAGTACAAAGAAAGGGGTGAGTATATGAGCGAAAAGGAAAAAGAAATCATTAAGAAACTGTCAGAAACAGTATCAAACCTTGATGATAATAAGAAAAATTACATTCTTGGTGTTGCTGACGGAATGGCAATGGCAAAGGGAAGCAGTAGCAATGAAGAAGGAAAGGAGTAGGGCATGAACGAAGTACAGATTTTCAACAATGAAGAGTTTGGGGAAATCCGAACCATTACTAAAGACAATGAGCCTATGTTTTGCTTAGCTGATGTATGCAGAATATTAGAAATTAAGAATGTTTCTGATTGCAAAAGCAGATTAAGACAAAAGGGGGTAGTTACTACCGATACCCTTACGAATGGCGGTAAACAGAAGATGGTTTTTATTGATGAGAGTAATCTTTACAAGACAATCTTTCAGAGCCGTAAGGACAGTGCAGAAAGATTTACAGACTGGGTGACATCCGAGGTTCTTCCATCAATTAGAAAGACTGGTGGATACAACAAGCCAATGACAACTGCAGAACAGATTAAGTTGCTGGCACAGGGGAATACAGAGTTGTCAGAACGTATGGACAGGCTTGAAAACGATATGCCACTTTACGGATGTGAGATTGACGAGATTCAGTCTCACGTAAAGAGAAAGGCTGTAAACATCCTTGGTGGAAAGCAGAGTAACGCTTATAAGGATGCAAGCACAAGAAACAAGGTGTTCTCTGATATGTGGAATCAGTTGAAGCGTGAATATGGTTGCGTTTCGACTTATAAAAGCATTAAGCGAAAGTACATTGCAGATGTTCACGATTTCATAGATTGCTATGAGCTTCCGAGAATCCTTGAAGAAGAAGTGAATGATTGCAATTCACAGAGAATGGAGTTAAGAGATTGATAAAAGAAAGAGTAGTATTTCTTGGAATTGTAGCGGTTACGGTTACTACGGCAATTCTATGTAAAGTAACCGAACCAAGACAGGAAATACAGATTGAAAAAGTAAATGCAGATCCTGTACCTGTTGAAGTAGAGGTCAAAGAAGTAGAGGTTGTGGAACAGGCAAGCACGGAAGAAACAGTTTGCAGAATCCTTTTAAATAAGGAAGAAATAGAATTGTTATGCAGGACCGTGTATTGCGAAGCTGGAAATCAGAGTATCGAAACACAGGAAATGGTAGCACTGACGATTCTTAACAGACTTGAAAGTGATAAATTTCCGGATACATTGCATGACGTGATTTATCAGAAGAACCAATATGAGGTAACCACATGGGTCGGATTTGAAAGCTATGGATGGACAGAACAGGTTGAGCAGGCAGTTGAGAATGCCTTGATTGAAAACAGGCACCCATCAGATATGTACTATTTCAGAAATGGTTATTATCACAGTTTCGGTGTTCCGTATATGCAATCTGGCGGTCTTTATTTTAGTACAGAAGGGAGATAGAAGATGAAGCAGCCTAAGAAACTAACTAGAAATCAGAAAGAGTGTTTAATGACACATAAGCTTAATCCCAAGGAATGGGGGTTTGTTGCTGAAACTGATTTCTATTACAAAATTGTCAATAGAAGCACAGGTGCGGTAAGGTCGGTTGATAAATTCGTGAAAGGAGATAAGAGAAAATGTTAGGATGCATAGGTTTTGCTTTAATAATGTTTGGCGCTTGTTTCATGGACGGAGAAAGCATTGCACCTGGAGCAAGCATAATATTGATAGGACTTGTACTTCTTTTAATGTGTAGGATAAAAGAAAGCACCCATGACCGGAAATCAATGGATGCTTAACAAAAATATAACATAAGGATTATATCACATAACTGGGAGGAAATAAATGGAAATAAATAAGATTAAAGTGACTGGATATGCGAAGTCTATTCCGGAATATTCTTTTACATCAAAAAAAGGAACAAAATATTATACTTTTGATCTTGCTTCTGTAAGGATTTCAGGTACAGAGGATACGATTCCTGTTCTTGTGAGAGAGGATAGGCTGATTCCTATTGAACTTGGAGACTGCGTAAGCATTGTAGGGGCAGTAACAACTAGAAACTGGCGAAATCATTTGAGTGTAAGAGTTTCTCCGGAAGTTATGACGGTTACTGAACCTGTCGGATGCACAAATGAGGTTGAGCTTGACGGATATATCGCAAGACCTCCATATACAAAAGAAATTTGCGAATCTGAGAAAGTAATTACTGACTTCTTGATTGCAATAAATCAAGGAGAAAAATCAGACTATGTTCCGGTTATTTTATGGAACAGACTTGCGAAAATGGCATCCGACTTAGAGTGCGGAAAAAGAATACACATAACAGGAAGATTTCAGTCAAGAGAATATATAAAGCCAAAAGAAGACGGAACACTTCTTGAAAAAGTTGCTTATGAAGTTTCCGGAAGCAAAATTTGGATTTATGGGGAGGGCGAATAAGATGATAGATATTGTGCCGAGTGATGAAGATAAGGACGTGGAAGTAAAGTACAGTGGTAGCTATGAAATACTTGAGCTTGATGTTCTGTACAATGGATTTAAGTACAGAACCATTTTAGGCAAAGGAAAATCATGGTGGATTGCAATACCTAACTGGAGGGTTTCGGAAGAGATTTCCAATCCATCAGACAGTGACTACAACACCACGAAGCTTGCAGGTGTTCTTCCATCTGGAAACATGGCAAGAGCAATTGCGACTGGTGTGGCGAAATATTGGGAGGCGGTATCATGAAAATAAAGAGAATATATGCGAATAATTGTTTTAAGTTTTATGGGAATCATGTGCTTGATGCAACCTTTGGTGATGTTACAGAGGTATGCGGAATTAACGAAGCTGGCAAATCAACAATAAAGAAGATTATCCAGTGGATATTAAATTGCCGTGATGAAAACGGCAAGGAAATTACAGGAATAAGACCGCATGATAAAAACGGTAATGACGTTAACTCCGAGGATTGTACGGCATTTATTGAATTGGAGATTGGCGGAACCGTAAAACAGCTTAAAAAGGTGTACAGGCAGAATGTAAACAAGAAAGGAGAAGTTACAGGAAATGTAACAGAATGTTATATCAATGACATTCTTAAGAAAGCCGGAGACTACAAAGAGTTTTTAGAAGAAAACTTTGAGAATCTTTCTTACTGCATCAATGCAATGACGCTTCTTTCAAAAAACGCATCAGATCAGAGAGAAATTCTGAATGGTGTATTTAGCACACATACAGATTCAGATATATGCGATATGTATTCTTCTTTTGAAGAGTTAAAACCTATGTTTGAAGACGGAAGTGTTAAAGATCTTAAAGACCGTTGCAACAGGGTACTGAATGGTTCAAAGGGCAAAAACGCAACAAAGGGATTAAAGCAGCAGGCAGCAGAATATCAGTCAAGGATTGATGAATTGAACCTGCAAAAAGTAAACATTGACGTTGCGGAACTTGAACTACATAGATCTGGATTAAAGAAAGAGCTGGACGAAGTTATTGAAAGGCAGAAAGATTCATCATCAACAGTTAAAGAACGTGACGGTTTTCTTGATGAAATTATGAAATTGAAGTTTGAAATTTCAGAGATTCAAAACTCTGCCAATGATGAACTTCAAAAACAGAAGAGAGAGTTGATGAATCAGAAGTCTAAAGCGGAACTTGAAAGGTTTGAAATTGCAAACGGAATAGAAAATTGCAAAACGGAGTTATTAAAATACCGGGAGGAAATTGAAAAGAAAAATTCCGAGAGAGAAAGACTTGCAGGGCAGTGGAAGTCGGTAAAGGAAGAATGTTTTGACGAATCTACAACGATTTGCCCTACTTGCCACAGGGAACTTCCGGGTGAAGAAATCCAGAAGTTAAAGGACAACTTTGCATCCGAAAAATTAACTAGGATTTCAAATATTGAAAAGTATGGAATCGAAATCAAGAAAGAGATTGAGCATTTGCAGGAAAGGCTTGACTGCACAAAAAAAATGATCTCGGCAAACGAGGACAGAATGGTTGAAGAGGACAGAAAGTTAAAGGGAATTGAATCAGAAATTTTTCAGTTACCAAGTGTTGCGGATATTTCTTCTGATGAAAAGTACAAGGAATTATCAGCACAAATAAGTAAGCTTGAAGATTCCTTGAAAAATGTATCTGTTTCTGAAATCAATTCAGAATTAAAGGAAAGAGAACTTGATATTAGACAGGAACTTTCTTCTGTTGAAATTAAGATTTCTAAAGCCGAAGGTGATGTTTTGATTGATGAAAGAATCGAAGAGCTTACAAAAGAGTGGAGAGATTGCGAACAGAAAATTGCAGATCAGGAACGAATCAAAGAGTTGCTTAAAGACTTTGAAAGAAGAAAGAACGAAATCCTCACGGATGATGTTAATAAATACCTAGACTTCTGCAAAGTGAAAATGTTCAGACCTCTTGTTAATGGAGAGATTGAAGAGTGTTGCGACTTTATCAAAGACGGAGAAAGCTATTCAAGAAATCTTAACCATGGTGCCAGAATGCTTACAGAAATGGATATTTGTATGGCATTTCAGAAAAAGCTTGGAATCAGCATTCCAATCATCATTGATGATGCCGAATCTGTTGATAACTGGAGAATACCAAAGGTTGAAAGCCAGTTAATTTTGTTAAAGCATACACAGGACAAAGAGCTTGTGATTAAGGAGGTGTGATATGAAATTAAGAGTTTGGCATAGTTGCCAAGTAGGAGCGGTTAAAAACTTTTATGTAGAAGTTGAAAGCATTGAACAGGCTTGGAAAATCCTTAACACATTATGGGATTATGACTTATTTCAGTACAAAAACAACATAAAGCCGGATTACTGTAACGCTTCTGGACTTGAATATTTTGATGATGATGAGCAGGAATGGTGTGAGTGGTATGACAATGACGGAAACGATATTAGGGAGCATTTTGAGGAATCATAAGAAAGCGAGGAACAAAAATGAGTAAAACATTAGATATGGCAAGAAAACTTGTCAAGCAGTTGGAAGAAGCAGAAAAGGATAACAAGGTGCAGTTGTCAGAACTGAATCCTGGAGATGTATTTAAGATTGGGGACCATGATTTTATCGTTCTTAGGCATTATGGAGATAAAACAAAGGTAATATCTAAGAATTTTATGGCAGAGAATGTTGTATTTGATGAAAATACTCCTGATTATAACAATTCTAATCTCAAAAAGATTATTGAAACGGAAATTCAGCCGGTTATTGAAAATGCCATAGGTAAAGACAACATTATCAAAGAAGATATTGCTGTAAAAACTGTTGATAATCAGGACCGTTTTGATTTGATTGAAAGTAAAGTTAGAGTTGCAACTTTTGAAGAAGCGTGGGGATACAATGATCTGATTGTTAATAAAGACCTTGATGATTGGTGGTGGACTTGCACACCGTGGTCTACTGATGATAGAGGTTGGAAATATCAGATAGCCGTTGTTGCCCCGGCTGGCGATGTCAGCAACTACAATTGCTATGGCCGCAGCGGTGTTCGCCCGGTTTGTATCTTAAAATCTAATATCTTTGTATCGAAAGGAGAATAATTATGGCTAATTTAACAATGAAAGTATTACAGGAGCAGATTAATGAATTGAGAAATAAAGTTGCGATTCTTGAAGCAACAAACAAAGTTAGAAAGATTCCGGTAGGCTTAGAGATTGGAGACACTTTTGAAATAGCCGGGATTAACTGGAAGATACTTGACATTACAGACAAAGGTTATATGTGTCTTGCTGATAAGTTAGAAGATTCCATGGAATTTGATGAGAGATCCAGTGATTGGGCAGGAAGCCAGTTAAGAGAATATCTCAATACAGAATTTTTTGAAAAGATTTCTGATGAAATTGGAGAAGAAAACATTATTACGTTTAACCGTGATTTGACTTCTCTTGATGGGCAGACGGAATACGGAGAATGCGAAGATATGGTATCACTTCTTACTATTGATGAGTATAGGAAATATAGAAAACTTATACCTAATACTAATTATTATTGGTGGTTAATTTCCCCATGGAGTACACCTTGTAATGACTGGAATAGATCTGTAACCGTTGGTGCCCCGGCTGGCTGTGTCAGCGACGGCAATTGCGGTAGCTACGGCGGTGTTCGCCCATTTTGTATCTTTTCCTCTTTAATCTTTGAATCAGAGGAATAATAAAATGGCAGAGACAGAATTAAAAGTAATTCTTAAGGCGAAAGAATTAGCTGAACATACTTTGCGTATAACTTCAAATTGCAACAGATACCCAAAGAAATACAGATTTTCACTGGTAGATAAGATGCAGAATAAAGCACTTGAAATATATGAGTATTTGTATGAAGCAAACAGAACAGATTTGAGGTTGTTTCGAAGGGAGAGATCAGAATTGCAGACTAAAGCCATAACGCATTGTGACGAATTGATGTTTTACATTGAACTGTCAATGAAGTTGAACATTATAAATATGCAAAGCATGGAATACTGGTCAAAGATGGTTTCTGATATAAAGCATATGGCTATTGCTTGGAGAACAAAGGACAGGGAAAGGTAAACAAATATAGGTTATACACTGTATAAACCGTTGTTGCCCCGGCTGGCAATATCAACAACAACAATTGCAATAACAACAACGGTGTTCGCCCATTCTGTATCATACAGACAGTAAGAGTAGGCAATAAGCCGAAATCAGTACAAGATACAAAAAAGTGTATGGCCTTCCCTAAATGGGTAAATACAAAGGAGTTTTTACATTGGATAAAGATATTATTTGCAGTTATGAAAATCTGTATAAAGCATATAGAAAGGCTAAAGCAGGCAAAGGATTTAATGGTAGCAGCGCAAGATTTCAGACAATGGATCTTGAAGGACTACATCTTTTGAAGGAACAACTTGAAAATCAGACATACCGGATGAATCCGTACAATGAATTTAAGGTTTACGAACCAAAGGAAAGAGTGATTAAATCGTGTTCATTCAAAGATAAGGTGGTTCAACATTGTTTGTGCGACAATATTTTGCATCCAAGGTTGGCAGACGAGTTTATTAAGACCAATTATGCAGGTCAGATAGGAAAAGGTACACATTTCGGAATGGATTGTTTGAAAGAACATATGATTGAATTTTACAGAGAACATGGACTTGATGGTTGGATTCTAAAATGTGATATTACAAAATTTTTCTATCAGATAGATCATGAAGTGTTGAAAGATATTGTTGATTACTATTTTGCAGATGATTATACGAAGTGGCTTAATCACCTATTTATCGACAGTACAGATGGTTTGGGATTACCATTGGGTAATCAGGTGGCACAGGTTTATGCTTTGCTTATGCTGAATGGATTAGATCATTTTATCACAGGTGAGTTAGGAATAAAGCTATACGGTAGATACATGGATGATTTTTACCTAATAGCACCAAGTAAGGAATATTTGAAATGGTGTCTTGATTGCATAAAGCAGTTTGCTAAAAGCCTTGAATTATCACTTAATGGCAAAACACAGATTATACCATTCAAGAACGGAATGTTGTTTACAGGTTTTCATCATTACATTACTAAAGATGGAAAGTATATAAGAAAATTAAATGGATTAAATAAAAGAAAAATCCGCAAAAAAATTACGGTGTGGGTGAAGCTTGTCAATTCTGGAAGAATGACAGAGAAAAAATTCTATGAAAAGTATAATGCCTGGAAGAATCACGCATTACATGGAAATTGTATCAAACTATGTTACTCGATGGATTTATATGTGAAAGAATTATTAGAAAGGTAGGAATTACAATGATAAGAATAGACTTTAATAAACTGGAAATTACAGGCCCCAAGCCTATTGTAGAAGCAGAGTTTACGGCACTTTTGAAAAACTGCAAGAGGGTTTTGGGAGAAGAAACTTATGATCGTTGCTTGAAAAATTCTGAACTTACTGACGAACAGATCAGAAAACAGTCAGACGCAGGCCTTAAGAGCTTTGTGAAAACTGTTTTGAAAATGATGGAGGAGGATGAATAATATGGAAGAGAATACGGCAGTTGCAGAAAAGAAAGAAGCTGAAAGCAGAGAGCTTGTGGCAAAAGATTTTACAGAGGGAATGGTTGTAAAAATTAAGCAGAAAGAGAAATTTGGCTTAACATTCCCTAAAGATTACAACTACACAAATGAATTTATGTCAGCAATGCTTATTTTACAGGACACAGTAGATATGAACAAGAATCCTGTATTGCAGAGTTGCACAAGGGCAAGTATTGAAAATGCACTTGTTGAAATGGTTACGAATGGACTTTCAATGCAGAAGAAACAGTGCTACCCGGTTGCTTATGGTGGAAAGTTACAGTGTCAGAAATCAGTGTATGGAAACACTTGCATAGCAAGGAGATTTGGACTTAAAGACATTAATGCAGCGGTCATTTACAAGGGAGATGTATTTAAGTATCACAAAGAAGATGCCAAGACAATTATTGATTCTCACGAACAGAGTTTTGAGAATATCGACAATGACAAGATTGTTGGTGCTTATGCGGTAGCTGTCATGGATAATGGAGAGAAGATAGCAGAAGTTATGACTATTGCGCAGATTAAACAGTCTTGGAAACAGGGATTTGGCTACAAGGAGAACGGAAATGGCACACATCAGAAATTTGCTGACCAGATGGCTATGAAAACTGTTAAGAACAGGCTCCTCAAATATATCAATAATTCTCATAGTGGTAATGAAAATGAGGATTATGAGGAAATCAGCCACGATGAAATGCTTGAACAGGATGTTGCTTATGACATTGAGCAGAACGCAAATAGCGTTGATTTTGAAGAAAGCGACATTATCGACAGTACAGCCACAGAAGAACAGGCAGAAGATAGCACATTGCCGCCATTTATGCAGGCAGAATAGGAGATTGAGTATGAGAGTGATTTCACAACATGGCAATGTTGATTTGCCTTATGAACAGATAATTGTTTGTCACGCAACGGAAAATGTTGTAGCACTGCATAATGAGAAAGAATATGTTTTAGGTAGGTATTCTTCACAGGAGAAAGCGTATAAGGCTATGGGAATGCTTAAGGAACATTATGGTTTGCTTTCGTTTATGAAGCTTATAGCAGGTACGAAAAATTATGAAAGCTTCATTAGAAGGTTTACCGAAGATGATTTTATCAAATCTACAACAGAATACTTTCAGTTCCCACAGGATGATGAAATCGAGGTGTGAGTATGAAACAGAACCCATGCAGATATTGTTCAAGTGCTTTGGAGCACAAAGGAAAACATCATATGTCTTACTCGGGCAAAGAATGCTCAAAGTGCGAATATATCGTTGAGCATAAAAAATATTTGGAATCAAAAAGGATGTTTGAGGAAGGAGAACAAATAACAAGTCTGGACGAATTACTAAAACAGACATGGGTGATGTGGTATCACTCAACCAAACATATCGAAGTGATTAAAAATAATACGATAAATACGGTATTGAAGTGGCTTGAAGTCGGCGCGATACGAAAAGCAATAAGGAGAAATTTTGATGAAACTTAAATGTATTGCAACAGGAAGTACAGGAAATTGCTACACATTAACTTCCGACAGCGGAGAAACACTTATCCTTGATTGTGGAATACCGATTAAGGAGATTAAAAAAGGCTTAGATTGGAACATAAGAAATGTGGTTGGCTGCATAGTCAGCCACGTTCATTCAGATCACAGCAAGTTATTAAACGATTTTAAGCCTATGGGAATACCGATACTTGCCCCATATTTAGGTGATAGCTGTAAATCAATGAACATGGGCGAATTTACAGTAAAGCCTTTTGATTTAACGACAATAGACGGAAGCTGGACACATACTAATGCAAATGGCGAACCCTGTCCGATATATGGCTTTCTGATTACTCACAAGGAAATGGGAAGAATGCTTTATATAACCGATTGTGAACTAATCAAATGGAAGTTTAGAGATATAAACCACATTCTCTTAGGTGTGAACTATGACAAGGATTTAATTGACAGAGACACAGGCAAAGCTAATCACGTATTCAGAGGTCACTTATCCATTGACACAGCTTGTGATTTTGTCAAAGCAAATTATTCAGATAGCTTGCAGAACGTAATAATGTGCCATCTGTCAAGTGAAAATTCTGATAGAGATAGTTTTATCGAGAAGATGAAAAAAGTTGCTTGTGGGGCAAATGTAGATGTTGCAGAGCGTAATAAGAAATGGCTACTTGCTAATCCTAATGAGTGTCCGTTTTAGAAAGGAGGTTGTATGGCTAAATACAGAGATATTTTAGGAAATACAAGAGAGTATGCGGACGATACAATAACAATCAGACTTGAAAGATACAATGCTTTGATTATTAAAGAAGCTATTGCTGATTGTCTTGTAGAAGTCAAGAAGAAAGAGAAAAAAGATAATTAAGAGGGAAAGGAGCAGAAATGGTGATATTAGCATTTTATATCATATTTATTATCGTTATATTTTTTGCAACGCTTTTGGACTATGATAATGCTGCAGTTACTCCAAGGCAGATATATGAACGTACAGACCTCAACATTTTTGCTTGTACATTGATATTTATAATTGCATTTGTGATAGACCCATTATTCTTTGTATTACATTTCATTGACTGGCTATTACATGTCGGCAGAAAGGAGTAGAAATGGAGAGATTAACATATAGAACAGAACTAGGAGTCAGTATAGACAAAAACGAAGATTGTCCTACTTATAGCATATGTTGGAATTGTAATATTCCACCAAGAGAATGTAAGTATATTGATGGTGTGCTTAAAAAACTTGCCAATTATGAGGACTTAGAGGAACAGGGCAGACTTATCAAGTTGCCTTGCAAGGTGGGAGATACAGTATGGGATAATGACTGTGGCAGACCTTGTGCATATACAATAACAGCCTTTTCATTTGGTGAATGCGAAGAATACATTTGTGAACCTGTTACAACAAAAGAAGTCGTATTCTATTATGCAAACTCGAGTGGAAGTATCACAGGAAGTTTTGCAGAAAGTGAAATCGGCAAGTCGGTATTTTTGAACAGATACGAAGCCGAAGCAAAACTGAAAGAATTGAGAGGCGAAGAAAATGAGTGATAAACAGAGCAATCTCACAGACAAAGAAATTGAAGATTTACAGAGCATAACAACTGATACATTAGCAAGTGTATGTGCTATGGCAGATAAGCATAACATCGACAGAGATAGTATGCTTAAATACTTTGCTGGTATGCTCACAGCTTTTGTAGAAGTGGCAAGCATACAGAATTATGAAACTAACCGCACCAATGCCGACAGGATAAGGAATATGTCAGATGAAGAGTTGGTGGAAGAATTTCTTTCCGACCAATTGCTTGACGACCAATTGTCATGTGGGCATTGCTATTACATACGCAATAATGCTTATGGTTGCAAATATGATAGTTGCAAAAACGGCATATTGAAATGGCTTCAATCAGAAGCGAAATAGGAGAGAAAGAAGAATGAGATTGATTGATGCAGATAATCTGAATTTTGAAGGGCAACATTACAATAAAAGCCAAATGAAAGCGATTCTTGATTTTGTAGATAGTCAACCAACCGCCTATGATGTGGATGCGGTTGTGGAGCAGTTGGATGAATACATAACCAAAATTGTAGGTAGAAAATCAGCACTATATCAGACAGTTATGCAGATTGTGAAAGGTGGTGGTGTAGATGCGAAAGCCAATTCCTAAATCAGTAAGAAAACAGGTATACGAAAAATACAATGGTCATTGTGCTTACTGTGGTTGCGAGATACCGGAGAAAGGTTTCAATGTAGACCATTTATATTGTCTTAGAAATTATGAGTACACAGAAATAGACGTGCATGATATCAAAAATCTTATGCCGTCCTGTGGTTCATGCAATCGTTATAAAGCAACAATGGATTTAGAGACATTCAGAAAGCAGTTACAGAAAATACCGGACCGGTTGGCGAGGGATGTTTGTACATACAATATCGCAGTCAGATACGGCATGGTGCAGGAAAACAGAGAACCGATTAAGTTCTATTTTGAGAAAGGAGATGGAATAGATGAAAGATAGACATTTATTCAAGGCAAAGAGAGCTGACAATGGGAAATGGGTACAAGGTTATTTATACGGCATTTGGGAAAAGAGATATATTCTTTGGGGGATGACAAATGATGTGCCTAATATGATTGAAGTAGACCCATCCACAATCTGCCAATGCACAGGCTTAAAAGATAAAAACGGCGAGCTGATTTGGGAGAATGATATTATGGTTGCACATTTAGATGATGAATACCCCGAGGATGAGACTTATCAAAGAGTTTTGTGGTGCACGGGTGGATTTTACACCAAAGAAAAGGGAAGTGAAGAAATATCACCAATTGATGAATTTGACCAGGAATGTTTTGAAGTGTGTGGAAACATTTTTGACAATAAAGAGTTAGTAGAAAGTGAGGAATAATATGGCAAAGATATTTAGATTTGGCGGTTACTTTGTAGAGAATGATGAGATAGAAGATGTAGCCGACTTTGAAGACAGAATTAGTGAACTGTGTGTGAAAAGCGAGGATATTATTCAGCAGTTACATATTGAAGAAAGTGAGGAATTTGAAGCTAATGGAGAATTAGAAGAAAATTGTGACCTTGCGTTACTCACAAGGCATTTTAAGGCAGATAACATCAGCACAGAATTTGACAGACCTTTGCCACGAAAAGGCGAGAAATATAAGCATTTTAAGATTGGTAAGATTGTTACTATTATCGGTATTTCACGGCATACAGAAACCGAGGAAATTTCAGTTGTGTATGAATATATTGGACACATTTGGAATAGACCTCTTGAAATGTTTATGAGTGAAGTTGATAAGGAAAAATATCCTAATGAAGAACAGAAATACAGATTTGAGTTAGTAGAAAGTGAGGAAAAGTAATGAACAAAATTATTTTATGTGGAAGATTAACAAAAGACCCGGAGGTTAGATATTCACAAGGAGCAACACCAACGGCTGTTGCTAGATTATCACTTGCGGTAAACAGAAAATGGAAGCGAGAAGGCGAACCGGATGCGGATTTCTTCAATTGTACTGCATTTAAGGGGCAGGCAGAGTTTATTGAAAAATACCTTAAAAAAGGTTCCAAGGTTTTAATTTCCGGAAGAGTGCAGAATGACAATTATACAAACAAAGACGGACAGAAGGTATATGCAGTAAATATTATGATTGAAGAAATTGAATTTGCAGAGAGCAAAAACCAATCAGGTAATAATATTACAGAACCAAGCCAAAAATCATCTGACGGATTTATGACTATCCCGGACGGTACTGAGGAAGAACTACCATTTGCTTAATTGATGTGAGGTGATTTGAAGATGTCAAGTAATAAAGTTTGCGGATTTTGCAAATACAATAATCAAGATCCGGTCACGAAGAAATATATTTGTCAAAATTCAAAATCGGAAAGATACAACACTTCTCCTGCTAGTTTCAAGACGTGTGAAGCATTCTCGAAAGAGAATGCACACACTATTAATGAATTGTATCAGATGCAATCTTTGCCGTTAAATGCAAAGATTGAAATGACAAAGCAGAGAATTAGGGATTGGGTAAATGAATTTGGCGAAGATGGAGTGTATCTGTCATTTAGCGGTGGCAAGGATAGCACAGTTTTAGGACACATAATCAGAGAAGTTTGCGGATATAAAAAAATTCCTTTTGTGTTTGTAGATGTTCCGACACAATATCCAGAGTTAAAGGAGTTTGCACAGACATTTGATAATCTTGTGATTTTAAAACCTAAGATTTCATTCGCACAGGTTTGCGAACAGTATGGATTTCCGATGATTAGCAAGGAAGTGTCAAATTGCGTTAGTGGTGCAAGAAAATATGTTAAATACCTTGACAGTCAAAAATCTAACAACAGAATCTTAACAGACAGACAGACAGACAGACAGACAGACAGACAGACAGACAGACAGTTCCGTATGCTTGCTATATGGCAGACCTGCTAGGAATAGACAGGAGAATAAACAAGCAGAACGAACAGTACAAGAGTTTACAGATGGGAGTTATCCCTAGTGGTTCAGAATACAGGTTACGCAGACTGAATGGAGAACTGACAGATAGTAAAGGCAATTATAGTCAGTTTAATCATGAAAAATATAAATTCTTTCTTGACGCACCATTTGAGATAAGCGACTTATGTTGTGACATTATGAAGAAAAAGCCTGCACACGATTACGAAAAGAAAACAGGCAGGAAGCCAATTATAGCGACTATGGCAAGTGAAAGCGTTATGCGTACACAAAAATGGCTACAGGACGGCTGTAATGCTTTTAATGTCACAAGACCGCATAGCAATCCTATAAGTTTTTGGACGGAACAGGATGTGTTACTTTACATCAAAGAAAAAAATTTGCCTATATGTTCTGTTTATGGCGATGTGGTCACAGATGATGAGGAAAGCGGTCAAATGACGCTTGCCGATGTGATGGGGATGGAGGAATTTGATCTTGGTAGACCTTTGTTGCACACAACAGGTTGTCAAAGAACTGGCTGTGTATTATGTGGATTCGGTTGCCACCTTGAAAAAGATGGACATGGAAGATTTGAAATGTTAAAGAAAACACACCCTAAATTTCATAATCTGCTATACATTCTGAAAAACAATGGTGTGACATACGCAGAAGCTATTGATTGGGTAAATGAACACGGAAACATGAATATTAAGTATTAAGGAGTGAGAGAAATGAATGAAATTGAAGCAATTAAGTTTATGAAATTATTTCGTGAAGAATGGGACAAGAATAGTAAAACGGAAAATTCGAAGGCTTTAGACATGGCAATACAGGCACTTGAAAAGCAGATACCAATGAGACCTGTACATGATGGTTGTTTCGATAGTGAGGGAATGTGGCACGAATGGAACGGAGTAAACGGAAGACCTTATGATTTATGCCCTAATTGTAACACAAACCTTTGTTGTGAAATGCCTTGCGACAACAAGCCAAAGTATTGTAAACATTGCGGTCAAAGATTAGATTGGAGCGATGAAGAATGAGCGAAGCGGAATATATGGAAGATGGAGCGGATTATTTAGAGGAAGGATGTCAAAGACAGACTTGTGATGGCTGTATGGCTTACAATTATTGTCTGATAAAAGAAAAGGAGGGCAAACGATGAGACTGATTGACGCGGATGCACTAAAGAAAGATTTAGAATCGGTTACTTTAAGTAACGGAACTTTACTCAATACAAATACAGTATTGCTATTACTAGATAAATATCCGACCGCCTATGATGTGGATGCGGTTGTGGAGCAGTTGGAAGAATGGACTTTTAACGCAGATGTGAACATTGGTGACGGAACGATGATGAATCATAACTTGATAGCAAGCAAAAATGCAATCGAGATAGTAAAGGCAGGTGGTGAGAATGATGATTGATGAAGCTATTGAAAATTTTAGATATGATGCAGAGCAAAACAAAGTTGATGGGGATTTTTCGTTTTCCCATAACAATGAACAGGTCGCTCAATGGTTGGAAGAGCTGAAAGCCATGAGAAACCTTGATAAGACTAATTTTAGTGATGGTTATAATAGAGGAATTGATGATTTCTTGAAAGAAGCAGATGCAGCATTTCCTATGCATAGTAGCGGAACAGCGGTTTTGAGACGGTTAGAAAAGATTGCTGATAGGTTAAAAGGCGGTGTTTATGATGGGAAAACCAAATTACAAGCAGATATATGCGATTGAGAAAAAGAACCGGGAAAAACTACTTGCGGTCAATCCGAAACTTGATGATGGCAGCGGCATCTATTTCCTGACGCGAACAGACGAAAACGGCTTCCGATATGCGTACATTGGGCAAGCTATACATATTCTGACAAGGCTTGCACAGCACCTTGTGGGGTATCAGCATATTGATTTATCACTCAAAAAGCATGGATTGTATACAGGCAATAACCCTTATGGTTGGAAAATTGGATTTTTGCATTTCCCAAAGCAGGAACTGGACAAGCAAGAACAGCATTATATCAAGGCATATGCTGATTACGGTTATCAGTTGCGGAATAAAACAAGTGGTTCGCAAGGCGAGGGAAAGGCAAAGATTGACGATTACCGCCCGGCAAAAGGTTATAGAGATGGTCTTGAGCAGGGCAAAAAGAACCTTGCGAGGGAATTATCCTCTATCGCGGAAAAGCACCTTAAAATCGAATTGAGAGCGGATAAGGCTAATAATAAGGTATCGCAGAAGCAGTATGAGAAATTTATGGATTTATTGAAAGTGGGTGGTTCAGAGTGAGCGGTGGAAGTTGGAATTATTTATATTCAAAAGAGATTGATGACCTTATGCAGTACAGCAACATTGAAACATTAGAAGAAATGGCTGATTATCTCAATCAAAACGGATATGAAGATGTTGCAAAAGACACGAGACGGTTAGTTGAATATATCAAATCAGCTAAAATAAGAGTGGAAACGCTCTTTGAAATGCTAAGTCCTGTTTTCAAAGCTGTTGAATGGTATTGTAGTGCAGATTGGGGCAAAGACAGAGTTGACAAGACAATAGAAGAATACAGGAATGGAAAGGGTGATTCAGAATGAAGATTTTAAGTAAGAAGAAATATAATAAACTCATTGAAGATTTTGAGAAATCGCAGAAAAAGGTCGAGGAACTCAAAAGGATAAACGAGAGCATCGGGAAAAAGCTAGAAGATACAAAGACAAGTTGCAGGATGAATAGTGGTAAGGATTTCTGTTTTAACTGTAAAAATTCTTACAGATACACGACATATTGGGGAGGAATGGAAACCGAAAAATGCGGTTGCTTGCTTGATGTGTCTTGTGAGGATTTTAAGAAAAAAGAAGATAACTAACTAAAAATCAAAGAAAGGAATAGGTTGTGCGCACATAAAACCGAGGTTTCCTTTTGGTAGATTTAGAATGTATAAAAAGAAGATTAAATGTGAGATTTATCGTGATTCTATGCAGAATTACAAGAAATATGCAATACCGCCAGCGCAGCTTATCATAGCAGATGTTCCTTATAATGTTGGAAACAACTTCTATGGCAGTAACCCTATGTGGTACAACGGTGGCGATAACAAAAATGGAGAGAGCAAGCTTGCAAAAAAGGCGGCTTTCAATTCGGATTTTAACTTTAATCTGTACGAATACTTCCATTTTTGTTCAAAGATGTTGAAAAAAGAGGACACAAAGCCTATCGCAAGGGGCAGAAGTAGTAATAGTCCTTGCATGATTGTATTTTGCGCATTTGAGCAGTTATCAACATTGATTGCCGCCGCAAAGAAACACGGATTTGTTAATTACATACCGCTTGTATTCTGTAAAAATTACAGTCCACAGGTACTTAAAGCGAATATGCGCATCGTTGGTGCTACGGAATATGCGCTTGTATTGTACCGAAATAAGTTGCCGAAATTCAGAAACGGCTTGCAAATTGATGAAAACGGAAAGAATATCAGAGGTACAGGACATATGATTTTTAATTGGTTCACTTGGGAGAAAGACGGAAAAGATATACCGAAAATTCATCCGGCGCAAAAGCCGGTAGCAGTCCTTAAAAAGCTGATTGAGATTTTTACAGACGAGGGAGATGTTGTTATTGACCCTTGTTGCGGTAGCGGTAGCACGCTAAGAGCCGCCGCAGAACTTGGCAGAAGTGCATACGGATTCGAGATTGACAGAAACTTTTACGAGCGTGCAAAGAATGAAATGCTTGTATTTGAAAAGGACAGTCAAATGAATATAAGTGATTTTATATAAAGGAGCGCAAAATGTTAGATTTTGGATATTACAACATGGATTGTATGCAAGGAATGAGAGAGTTTCCAGATAAATATTTTGAACTTGCGATTGTTGATGTACCATATGGAATTGGTGAGAATGGAGATAAAAATTATACGAGGACTAAATTAGCAAAAACTAAAGATTATAAAGCGTTTTCGGGAAATGACACACAACCACCGGATAAGGAATACTTTGAAGAACTTTTCAGAGTATCAAAAAATCAAATAATATGGGGGGCAAATCATTTTATACACATTATTCCTTATGACAGCCATTGTTGGATTGTATGGGACAAAGATAATGGAGAAAATGATTTTGCGGACTGTGAATTAGCGTGGACTTCGTTTAATACTGCAGTAAGAAAATTCAAATACCGTTGGAACGGTATGTTGCAGGAAAACATGAAGAACAAAGAAATGCGTATACATCCTACACAAAAACCGGTGGCATTATACGAATGGCTGTTAAGTAGATATGCAAAACCTGATGATATTATCCTTGATACTCATGTAGGAAGTGCCAGCAGTCTGATAGCTTGCTATAACACTAACCATAAATTTGTTGGGTTTGAGCTTGACGAATACTATTACAAGGTATCAAAGCAGAGGCTAGATACCGAAATGGCACAAATGAGATTGAGTGATTTTATGTGAGGTGAAACATGAAAATATACATTAGCGGAGCTATTACAGGGACAAGAGATTATATGAAAAGATTCAAGGAAGCAGAAGAAAAGTTGATAGAACAAGGATATGATGTGATAAATCCGGCAGAAATTAATTCACATCTTCCAGTAAATACAACATGGGACGATTATATGAAAATGTCGCTTGTGATGTTATCAATGTGCGATGCGATATTTATGCTCAAAAAGTGGCGAGAATCAAAAGGTGCTTGTATAGAGTATGGATATGCATTAGGGAAAGGACTTAATGTCGAATTTGAATGATAGGAGGTTTGATGTTATGGCAATATACAGAAATGTACAACTTTCTTTCTGGACAGACAATAAGGTTTTAGATGAGTTTACACCAGAGGATAAATATTTTTACTTGTATCTTCTTACGAATCCACACACGAATATATGTGGATGCTATGAGATCAGCTATAAGTCAATGGTTGATGATACAGGATACAACAAGGATACGTGCATAAGACTTCTTGAACGATTTGAAAAGGTACATAATGTGATTCGGTTCAATTCTGAAACTAAAGAAGTATTGATTTTGAACTGGCATAAGTACAATTGGTCAAAGTCACCTAAGACACTTAACGGAGTTGAGAGTGTTGTTAAGCACATTAAATGTGCGGAATTTAGGGATTATTTATACAAGGTTATGAATTGCATTGCAAACGATGAAAAACCGCCAGAATATGACGATAAATGCATTTCAGAGTCATGTGTAGTTGATATTCCTGATAATGATAACGAACTGGAAGTTGTTAAAAATGTAGTTGATTATCTGAATGCAAAGTGCGGAACACGTTATAGTTACAAGACTGCATCAACGAAGAAACATATCCGGGCAAGGCTTAAGGATGGTTTTACAGAATCTGATATGTTGGAAGTAATAGACAAAAAGCTTACAGAGTGGAAAGGCACTCAATGGGAACAGTATCTTAGACCGGAAACATTGTTTGGAGCAAAGTTTGAAAGTTATCTTAATCAGAAGATTAATACAAACGAAAGCTCAATGAATGATTCTTATGCAATGATGAATGAATGGGCAAATGGAGAGTGATGGTATGACCAAGGAAGAGTTTAGTAAATTTGCAATGGCATTAAAGACATATTACTCAAGGGAAGAAAAGTTGCTTATTAATCAGCAGGCTATGGGATTATGGTATATGCAATTACAGGATCTATCGTATGATGTGGCAAGTGCTGCACTTAATAAATGGGTCGCAACTAATAAATGGTCACCGTCAATAGCAGATATAAGGGCATATGCATCTAACATTGCTTTTGGTGATGTTCCGGATTGGGGAGAAGCTTGGGAATTGGTGCTTACATCAATTAGCAAGTACGGAATGTACAGGCAACAAGAGGGAATAGCATATATTGGTGAAAGAAACAGGATTGCACTTAGATGCACTGACAGGATTGGATACGATACATTGTGTATGTCTGAAAACATTTCTGTTGAACGTGCTAATTTTCGCATGATGTACGAACAGTATGCTTTGAAGGAGACTGAATCAAGGCAATTGCCTGAATATCTCAAAAATAAGATGCATGAAATTTCGTCTTCTAACTTAAAACAGATAGGATGTGATTGATATGTATTTTAATTGCAAAAACTGCACAGACAGAAAGCTTGGTTGCCACAGAATGTTAAGCACTTATAATCCAGTAAGAAGTACAGGAAGTGTATCAACAGGAACAAGAATGGTCTTAAGAAAGGATATAAGGTGATTTCATGGTTAGGTATGAAAACGAATGCTGCGATTGTGCATCACCCGGTTATCCGTGTTTAGGCTCAACTTGTCCGAACTTGAGGGTGCCTAGGTTTTACTGTGATAAGTGCAAGGAAGAAGTTGAAAAACTTTGGTATTACGACGGACTTGAAGTGTGCCAGAATTGCATTTTGTCAGATTTTACAGAGGTAAAGGGTGATGATGATTGAAAAGATATTTATGGATGGAAGTCACGCAGGATGAATATGAATTGCCTATATGTGTGGCAGAAACATGCAAGGAACTTGCGTTAATGGTTGGAATGAAACCAGAATCTATATTCAAATCAATTCAAAGGCAAAGAAACGGAGAATCTAAAACTAAAAGGTTTATACGTGTGGAGGAAGATTTATGACTAGCAAAAATACTTATTATAGGAGAAAAGAACTTGGATTGTGTGTTGCGTGTGGCAAAGAGGTAGAAGAAGATAGAAAAGGAAAGGTATTGTGTAAAAGTTGCAAGGATAAAGATAATATTAAACACAATGAGGACCGCAAATGGTATCAGTCTATCAATATATGCCCTATATGTAAAAAAGAACGTTTATATAACGGAGAAAAAATCTGCATTATTTGTAAATCAAAACAACCATATGACCCAGAGAAAAAAAGCAAAGATTATTTCGAAAAGTACAGAGAACATTCCATAGAACACAGAAAAAATCGCTATCACGAAGCAAAAGAAAATGGAATTTGCACATATTGTTTCAAGAGAAAAGCTGTTGATGGTCTTTCTGTCTGTTCAATTTGCAGAGTAAAGCGAAATAACCAAGCAGTAGAACGAAGAAGAGATAGTGTTGAAGCAAATGCAAGAAAAAAAGAAAACTGGGTAAAAAATGGATTATGTCCGGTTTGTGGAGAAAAGTCCAAAGAAGGGTTTAAGTTATGTGAAAAACATTATCAGATCGTTTGGGATAATTTCCACACAGAAAATGCAACAAATAACAGAGAAAGAATGAAAAGAGAAGACAAAAGATTTTTTATGAAATATTAAGGAGAACGGCTTATGAAGTTATCAAAACTTACTAAGCCAGAACTTGAAAAAATAAAATCAAACGCCAATTTTACCACGGAAGAGGAACAGATTTTTGAATTTCTTTTCCGTGGTTTTTCAAACAAGGAAATATCAATAAAAACCTGCCTGTCGCTTAGAACCGTTGAGCGAAGAATAAGCGGCATAAAAGAAAAAATCAAACGATTGGAAGTGAGTGACAATGTGTGAATTGACCGATAAAGAATTGTTGAATTACGCAATTGAAAATGGTATTATCAGTCGTGATACCATACAAGAAAAAATTGAAATGAACGAACGTAAGAGGTATTTGGAGCAACATAATTATGAAGTTTGGAAAGGAAAGGACGAGAGATATTACACATATCTTCCTGATAAACATTCGAAATCCGGAAGAAAGCTTCTGAAAAGGATTAACGAATCCGCTATTGAAGATGCAATTGTAGATTATTACAAAAACATGTCAAATGAGCCTTATATTGAAGATGTATATAATATGTGGATTGAAAGTAAATTAAGTTATGGAGAGATTCAACGGCAGACATATGATAGATATTCAACCGACTATGATAGGTATATTAAAAACTCTTTCATTTCTGAAATTGAATTTAGGTTCATTACAGAAGATTTGCTTGAAGAATTTATAAAAACAACGATTCATTCTATGAATCTTACATCTAAGGCTTGGAGCGGACTTAGAACGTTAATTAATGGAATTTTCAAATATGGAAAGAAAAAAGGATACACAAATATCAGTATAACAAATTTCATGGGAGATCTTGACTTGTCAAAAAAGATTTTCACAAAGAAATATGTTGATGATAGTTTGAAAGTATTCACCGCCGAAGAAGAAAAAATGATAGCGGATTACATCTTAAATCAGGAACCATCATTGCTTTTATATGGTGTTCTTTTAGCATTTCAAACAGGCATGAGAGTTGGAGAGCTATCAGCTTTAAAATGGTCGGATATAAATGAAAATTCTATTAATATTAGCAAAACGGAGATCCGCTACAAAGATGATGATGGAAATTACATTTTTGAAGTAAGGGATTTTCCAAAAACAGATGCCGGATTTAGAAATGTTATAATAACCAAACAGACAATTAATTTGTTGAAAAAAATCAAAGAAATAAGTGGTAGTTGTAATGAGTACATTTTTACCAAGTCTGGTAAAAGGATGCGAGGACACGCATTTACGGAAAAATTATATCGTATATGCGATGATCTGAAAATTCAAAGGAGATCAGGGCATAAGGCAAGAATGACATACGGTACTCACCTTATTGACGCAGGTGTTCCTGATAACATTACAATATCACAGATGGGTCACACGGACATTAAGACTACCAAGGCTTTTTATTACTACAACAACAAAAGCAGAGAAGAAGCAGAGCGGATTATTGAGAGTGCTTTTTCTGCATAAGTAATCAAAAAGTAATCATGGTAATCAAAATGAAAACCAAAAAAGTTAGGAAAATCAAGGCTTTAGAGGAATTGTTGCGGGGTTCGAATCCCCCGTGTCTCATTATTTTAGAATATAGAGAAACGGTCTGAAAGCCTTGTAAATACTAGGGAAAGGAGACTTGTATGGTATCACCTAAAATAGGTGAAAAAGTGAAAGGTAATCAACGAGGTAATCAAGTAGCAAATTGATACTTATTATATTAAATTATTTTTGAACGTTTTTGCGTTCTTTTTTATTTTAAAAATTTATATTGGCGGTTTTTTGACGGTTTTACCGTCTTTTTTTATGCAAAAATTTAGTCATAAGGAGGTTGATTCTTATGTTTTCAGATGAAGTTTTAGAAAAGATATTTATGAGAAAAGAATTGCAAAGATTGGACCTGCAAACACAATCAGAAGTAATTCACGCAATAGAAGATGTTCTTGAGGAGGTTGAAAATAATGCAGATGAATCCGACAATGTATAATCCGCAAATTGGATATACGCAACCATTTTCATATAATCCTATGATTTCAGCTCAGCAGAGGATGCAAAGCTACGATCAGCAATTTCCTCAATTTTCGCAACCACAACAGGCGGTTCAAAACGTTGGGATAAACGGAAGAGTTGTGCAGGAACTTGAAAACATAAATGCAAATGAAGTACCTATGGATGGAAGCATGGCATTTTTCCCTAAACAGGACTTGTCAGAAATTTATGTTAAAGGTTGGAATGCAGATGGTACAATCCGCACAACCGTTTTTAAGCCTGTTTCAAACAACAATGGCATAAATACATCAAACATCGGTTCAAAATCGAAAATAAGCCTATCAGAAGAGGTTACAGAGGACATTATGAAACGTTTTGATGAGATAGAAACAAAGTTATGCAGCTTAGAATCGTCTTTGACTAAATCTACAACCAAAACAGCATCTAAGTCAAAGATTAGTCAAGATTTAGTCCAAGATTAAAAAGAAAGTGGTGATTTTGAATGAATCTACTTAATATTTTTCAGATGGCTAAAAATGGGAATCCTCAACAGTTTATGCAAAGCATGATTGGAAATAGCCAAATTATGCAAAATCCTATGGCTAAAAACACAATTGAAATGGCTCAAAAGGGAGACATGAACGGCATTGAACAGATGGCCAGAAATCTCTGCAAAGAAAAAGGAATAAATGCAGATGAAATATACAATTCATATAAACAGAAATTTGGAATATGATACTAATTCTTGCAAGATTACGTATAAATAATTTTTTAGGAGGTAAAATGGTATGTTTGAATCAAATACACCTTTCATGATGCCGGTTACACCTGCTGGCTCAAATTATGGTTCTGGAGCCGGCTGGGGAGACGGTGGTTGGTTGTGGATAATTGTTGTATTCGCCCTGTTGTTTGGATGGGGAAATAATGGATTTGGCGGAGGTTTTGGCGGTAATGGCGGTTATGTCGCTACTGCAGCTACTCAGGCTGATATTCAGAGAGGATTTGACAATTCCGCAGTCATTAGCAAGTTAGACGGCATTTCTAACGGACTTTGCGATGGTTTCTATGCTATGAACAACAGTATGCTCACAGCTTTTAATGGTATTAACACAAATATCATGCAGACCGGTTATGGCATTCAGCAGGCTATTAATGCTGATACAGTCGCTAATATGCAGAACACCAACGCTTTACAGTCACAGCTTGCTAACTGCTGCTGCGAGACGAGAGAAGCTATCCAGGGTGTAAACTACAACATGGCAACTAACACTTGTGCTTTACAGAACACAATGAACAATAATACAAGAGATATTATTGACAGCCAGCAGGCAGGAACGAGGGCTATCCTTGACTTCCTGACAAATGACAAGATTGCAACCTTACAGGCAGAGAATAACGATTTGAGAAGAGCTGCTTCACAGGATAGGCAGAACGCACTTCTGACTACTACAATGGCAGCACAGACAAATCAGATTATTGATGCAGTAAGACCTACACCGGTTCCATCATTCCCAGCTTCTAACCTTTATGGTTATGCATATGGGTGCGGATATAACAACGGATGTGGTTGTTAATGAATAACAATCAAAGCACAAACGGATTATCTTACCTTGATGCACTTAATGTATTTTCTGTAATCCTGCAAATGATCGGTTATCAGAATGACCAGATGCAGACATCTAACGATGATTTGTTGAGAGAGCTGCAGAAGCAAGACAGGGAATACCTTGATAAGATAATTCAGAATCAAAATGAAATACTTAATATTTTATCCGATTTTCGCCAAAAGGTTTGATTTTTAAGGGCAGGTGAAAATCTGCCCTTTACTTTTAGGAGGTATATATATGAGTTGTAGAAATGTATGTCATTTATGTGACAATTTTATAATTTCAAATTCTGTAACTTTTACAGGTGGAAACCTTGTTATTGACTTGCCTGCCGGAAGTTACGCAAATAATAGAAAAGTATGTATCGTTGTGGCACAGTCAATACCAGATGCAACAACAATCAATGCTCCTGTTTATATTACAATCGGCGGTGGAGCGGTACTTTATCCGCTAGTAAAGAGAAATTGTAGACAGGTTACGGCATGTGGACTTAGAACACGCACTAGATATTCAACAATCGTTGAAACAACTAATAATTCCGGATTGTTTAGAATGCTTGGAAATCCATGCTGTTCTCCGGATAATCGTTTAACCGCGATTAATGGTGATAGTACACCTGTTACACAATCTGCGACAGTAAAGGGGGCAAAATAACATGGATATTAAAAGAATGCATGATATGATTGAAAAACTTACTGAATGTACGAAATCACAGTTTGATAAGGGACTTGAAAGTGTTGATACTTGCGAGATGGGAAAAGTTATAGACATGATAAAAGACCTTGCGGAAGCTATGTATTATCGGACGTTGACCAAGACTATGGATGAATCAGAAGATGAAGAAATCTTAAAGATGTTTGACAGATATGGACGAGATAAGAGATTTTACGATCATTACCGGTACGAAGATGGAAGATTTGCACCAAAGGGAAGAGGAACGTATCGTAGAAATCACGATGAACCTATGTGGCATATGACACCTGAAATGTACAGGGATATGGACAGAGAGCCATATGGACGTATGTATTATACAGAGCCTACTCATATGCATGATTCCAGAGAAGGCAAGAGTGGAATGAGCAGAAGAACGTACATGGATACAAGAGATGCACACAAGGCTAATACGCAGCAGGACAAGGAAGCAAAAATGCATGATCTGGAAGCTTATATGCGTGAATTGTCAGACGATCTGACAGAGTTAATTGCAGGTATGATTCCGGAAGAAAAAAACTTAGCAAAATCAAAGTTAAGTACACTTGTCTCTAAAATGTAGGACATGGCTGCCTTGACTTCCTTGCTGTTTGTTCTTCTCATTTCTTTTGACCTGTGCTATAATATAGCTACCTTTCTTTTTTTGATTGGTGCCGGCTGCGTGATCTGGAGGACCTGCAACCGGCTTTTTTTCTAGCCTGCCATCATCAGAGCCGGGAGGCTGTCCCCGGCTGACGCCTTGCGGCGTTTCGGCTTAGACTTCTTTTATTATGAAATCTTTTTCTGCTTTTCTTGCCTGCTCTGGTGTCATCACCAGAATACCTATAATTAACTTTGTTTCCTTATCTTCTACCTGATATGCCTTCATGTGTTTGTCCTCCTGTTTTTTCTTTTCTTAACTTGTATTTATAATACCATTTATAATGCACATATACAAGATGTAAAAATAACCAAATATTGCACATATAAACAAGGGTTTATTGTATAATATGTATAATGCACATATAATATTGACAATATAACGCACATATACTATTATATAAATAAAAAAAACGGAGGTTTTGAAAAGTGAGCGAAAACAAAACAAGCGCGGCGCAGCTTAGAGCGTCAAGAGCGTACGAGAAAAGGAACGACAGGATCAATATTGTTTTCCCGGCTGGAACGAGGGAACGCATGGACCGGCTCGGAATTGAAAAGCCGGGTACATTTATTAAAGAAGTAATTGCCGCAGAGCTTGAAAAAATGGAGAAGTACCAAAAAAAATAAAAATATGTGCAATATACGCTTGATAATATAACGCACATATGATATTATCATTATATCAAATAAAGAAAGGGCACCGAAAATGTGCAAAGGTGAAAAATTATGGAAAGTATGATTTTTGTAGTATTTGGAGCTGGCGGACACCGTCAGCGGGAGAGCTTTAACAGCTCTCGGAGCTTTGAAACAGAGCGGGCAGCCGTTGAGATTTTCAACAGCGACCGCACCGGCTCAAATCTGTATACATTAATGCAGATCACGGCCGAGACAGTTGAAGATTGCCGGCGTGAGATGGAAGGCCAGATCACCGATGGAGTTTTCGAAAACTCCAGAACTGGAGAAATTCAGGAAATCACAGATGGTGACTTTCTGACAGGTAACGGCTTGAACTTCGTTATTCGTCAGGCGGCAGCCGGCAACTGGTGCGTTGATGTCAGCAAGTACGGCGAGCCGGAGCAGACCTACAACGGTTTCGATTCGATCGGCGAAGCTGTACTTTTCACAATTGCGGGAGGTGCAGAGATTGAGCCGGAGTATCAAAGCAATGATACAAGGATTATAAAGGCCGTGTATCTGCAAGAAGCTATCTATTTTAACGGCCTTGCCGATGCTTGCCGGAATTATGGCAAGCATGCCGAGGACTTGCAGGATCTGCAAGAGCAACTAAGGGCAGACGCTGAAGGCATGACATATCCGGAATTAAGCTATTTAGCTTAATCAGAACCCGCCCCGGAGGTAACGAGGGCAGAAAGTGCCCGGATTGCTTCCGGGTATTTTTTATATGTAATTAAATGTAAAAGTGTAAAATAATTATGCCCCATATAAGCATCTGTTTTCTGATACTGATACTGTATCTGTTTATTATCTCTGATATTATTAAGATTTTAAAACATACTAAGTATTTATATAAATATATAATATTATAATATATAGACATAGAGAATAAGAGAATAAAAATATAAAATTTAATATAGACAGATCTATAAACATGTGATATAAGATATATATCACGTTGAGAGAAAGAAAAGATATAGATGTATAGTATCTTTGACTTTCTCTATTTTTTTTGTTTAAAAGTAAAATGTCTGGAGGTGGCAAAGATGAAACAACAGAAAGCAGAGATTGAGCAGATCCCGGATACAGAAGTGTATTCCAATGAAATAGAGATGTACATAGAAATGTTCTGTGACGAATGCAAGCCGCAGATCCAGGACATGAACAAAGAAAGCCAGGGGCGATGGAACGCTTGTTTAATGTATATATATAAGCATATGTTTTCAAATAATCAGTTAAGGAGTAAAGATATAATTAATATACCCAATGCTCCTAAATCTAATTATTATTTATATGATTATGATAAGTTAGAAGATGTATTATATATATATTATTATCTGTGTAATAAATATGATAAAGAATGTAGCGCAATGGGTTTCTCACTTTTAACGGGTGTTGAAAATCAAACGCTGCTCAACTGGAGAGATTCGGCGGGGAAACTAAGCGCGCGCGGGTTTGACATTTCACAAAAATTGAGTCAATATAGAGAAGAAAGTCTAAGCAATAAATTGACCTCCGGAAAGGGAAATCCTGTGGGCGTTCTGGCGATTCTCAATCGCTGGTATAGTTGGAATCTGCCGGGTGTGAGCCGTGAACATGTGACCAGGCCGACCCTAACCGCTGCAGATATACGCGAGAAATTGAGCCAAACAGGCGAACAATTCGCCATAGATCAGCCGGAAAAAGACGGCTAGAATTGTATGGGATTTACACACAATTCTAAACCCTTATTTTACAAGGCTTTGCACGTCTTTGAATGGTGTTAGATGCGGATAAACCTGTATTTAACCGCTAGTTTAGAAATACTCGTACACAATTCAGTGAATTGTTTGAAAATTCAGAAACCTTACTTTTGACGGATGGCGAACGACCCCAGATCATCCGGGGTGGGGTGGGGGTTGGACCCGCAGGGAAGAACCCGGCAACTAAGTCCCTCAAATAACCGCAAAAACAAAAAGGCCCTATATATTATATATAAATATAATTATAAACCATACACAATAAATAGATAAATAAAGGAGCCATATAATGCTTAAAAGAGTTAATACCAGACAAATGATGGAATTACATAGGGATTTCAGAGTAATTAAACTTTTCAGTGGAATATATCTTGTATCTGTGGCTAGTAAAAATGTGTATGGCAGGAAACCGGATATAACATTTAGAAATTTGATTATGTATCCGCTAACATTTTTGTTTATACCGGTCAGGTATGAATGATGGAGGTTTATAGATGATTGAAATAAGTCATGTAGTTTTGGCAAGTCCCGAGCAGATGGAGTTTATAATTGAGGGTATGAGAAATCCTATGAATAGTTGGGAGAAAAGCGATAGTAATGCTGAATATGCCGGTTGGGAAATTGTTGGCTATAATATCGGTCCTAATGACTATTCACTCATGCAGAAACTCTCTAACGCAGGTACAGACCATAGAAAATTTATGAGAATGATGCCTGTATATGTGAGAATTACAGCACCGTTGTATTGGTGGAAAGAATTTGATACGTACAAAGTAGGTACTGTTGCTAATTCTTGCTCAACTATGCACAAGATTCAGGAGAAAGAGTTTATGTTGGAAGACTTCTCGACTGAACATTTGGATACTGGATATAAACATAGTCCTGTGCATTTAGATGATTCTATTGGAGTTCTTGCAGCAGAAGAATGTGACTACTATATGTTTCCTAAAGATATTTTGACAGCTACGATTGATGGGCTTAATCGGTATCGTGAAAAATATCTTGAAACAAAAAACAAAGATTATTGGTGGCAGATGATTCAGCTTCTTCCGAGCAGTTATAATCAGACACGCAATGCCATGATGAATTACGAAACACTGGCAAATATCTATAAATCACGCAGGGCACATAAACTTGACGAATGGATAGAATTTTGCAAGTGGATTGAGACTTTACCATATAGTGATTTAATTACAAATAATAAAAACCAAGGAGATTAGAAATGACAGGAAACGAATATCAGAAATTAGCGATGAGAACCAATGACGGGAAGGCGTGTTATAGAGTGGTTTCTAAAGTATTGACTTGTGATGGTGAAAAAGAATTAACCTGTGATGATGAAAGGTTAGAATGGCTATTAAACAGAACCATTAGTGGAAAAGGAGCTATGATTGATGTAGGGGGTATCTTAAACGGATGTTTAGGACTTGCAGGTGAATCTGGTGAAACATTAGACATGATTAAGAAGTGGGTATTTCACGAAAAGGAACTTGATAAGGAGCATCTGAAAAAAGAAATTGGTGATGTTATGTGGTATGTCGCTATGATTTGTGAATCTGCTGGGTTTGATCTTGATGATGTAATGCAGACGAATGTTGATAAACTGAAATCAAGGTATCCGGAAGGGTTTGATACTTATTTAGCAAATCATAGAAAAGAAGGCGATATTTAATGAGTACAGGAGAAACAGAATTATTCAGTGACATTGTAAACCACCCAAGCCATTATTGCACCGGAAAATACGAATGTATAGATGTAATGGTGGAAACACAGGGGATTGAAGCAACAAAGAATTTTTGCTTGTGCAATGCATTTAAGTATCTTTATAGGCATAATGGGAAAAATGGTTTAGAAGATATAGAAAAGGCAAAATGGTATATTGATAAATACATTGCCTTAAGCCAGACCTAATGGTTGACCCGGTTCGAATCCGGGATAGGTCTTTGCCACAATGGTTTGTGGCGTGCGTAATGTCCTCTTTTACGCATCTCCTTTCTGGCCCACTAGCGGAATGCTGTTAAAGAACCGTCACAAGGTTCGGTGGGGATTGCAGTCGGAGAGACTGCATTTTCAAAAGGGACGCATTCAGAAATGACCTCCCACATATTCTGGATGCGTTAAAGCATTCTTGGAATGTAGCTCACTGGTAGAGCGGTGGCCTTATAAGCCGCGTGTAGTTGGTTCAATTCCAACCATTCCAACTAAAAAATAAAGGCGGTGAATTTTATGGCAAAAGGAGTAAAGACACGCGATATTGATAAGTTTTCAGAAGCTTGCGCAGAATTTTTGAACGGTAACTGTAGCTTGACAAAGGCAGCAAAAATTGCAGGAATGAGTACACCAACATTTCAAAAATATATTTTTAAGTTTGTAAATCAAGAACCTATGCCAGACACATTGTTTGAGAAAAAGAAGAGAATAAGAAAGAAAAATTAATGGGCTATCGCCAAGCGGTAAGGCACAGGACTTTGACTCCTGCATTCGCTGGTTC